CTAAAATCCCCCGGAGGGATATTTCTATAGATATTTCCAGCTCGACTGGCTGTTTTGGTGAGTGTATTAGGTTGAACCTAAAGTCAATGTGCTGGGCATCTGATTTCACTTCCTCCTTCTTTCGATTGTTTTGAGCAAAACTTTCGATAAGTTCGGTATAACCTAGTACACTCTCCAAAGCAGTTAGTTGAATCTACATATATAGTATTAAGAAAGGAGAGAAAACATGCCTAAAAAGACATTCATAATTTCTGATTCAGATAATGACCACCCAGTTAGGCCTGCTCTTTCTCCAGATGCAAGAGAACAACAGATGATAGCATTAGCTATGGACCTAGTTGAGAAACGTTTACGTGAAGGAACAGCCACTTCTCAAGAGACAACCCACTTTTTAAAGCTCGCTACATCTCGTGAGCAGCTTGAAAAGGAAAAATTGGAATTGGAAAAAGAGTTGCTACAAGCAAAGACAGAAAATATTCGTTCGCAAGAACGTTCTGAAGCTTTGTTTGAGGAAGCAATCAAGGCTATGAAGACGTACAGTGGTGGACATGATGACACCGAAGGAGACGGCCGATGAATAAACTAAGATGCTACTCAGATTTGATTCAGTATTCAACTTTTGAAGATCGTCTTCACTATTTGGAACTTCATGGTGTTGTCGGAGAAGATACTTTTGGATTCGACAGATATATTAATCAAAAATTCTACAAATCACCAGAATGGAGACGAGTTCGAGATTTTGTTATAGTACGAGATAATGGGTGCGATCTAGGAGTTAAGGGGTATGATATTGGTGATAGAATCATTGTGCATCATATGAACCCATTAACGTTAGACGACATCAACAATTCGTCTGATTTTTTGCTGAATCCAGAATATTTGATATGTGTTTCGAAAGAGACGCATGACATCATACACTACGGGTTTAGTTCTGATCGGTATTCCAAATCAAAGGAACCTGTCGATCGGAAACCTGGAGACACAAAATTGTGGTGATTTTTTTTAATATTCCTATAGGATAAAACTAATAAAAAGAAAGTTCAAAAATATGAAGAAAATAAGCAAAGAAATTAGGGAATATGATGAATGGCTTAATATAAAATATTCCAAAAGAGATGACAAAGATAATATCTTTCCTGTTGGAATAACAGATTCAGAGTTTCGCGAATGGATAATCAATATTCTTCTTGGATCCGATTGGTGTGTTGCATCACCATTACATAACAACCAAATCAATGAAATAGCTATGGAAGACATAATCTTTCAAAAATGCGGAATGGAAGCAAAGGATAGGAAGAGAAAATAGAAGGTAAAGAAATCCTCCTGTAGCTCAACAGGTTAGAGCGAACGCCTTATAAGCGTTAGGTTATTGGTTCAAACCCAATCGGGAGGACCATTTTAGTTTGCAGTTCAAAATGATAAGGAGGTCACTATAATGTCAGAAACGTGCAATACTCGTATCCTAGATACAGTTAAAAAATCTTTAGGCTTAACTGAAAACGACCCAACATTTGATCCTGACATTATTATGCATATAAACACCGTTCTGGCAAATCTTATACAGATGGGTGTCGGTCCCGAGTCAGGTTTTGTAGTTGAAGATAGTTCCGCTTTATGGAGTGACTTCACCAAAGATGATAATCTCATTCAGCAGGTTAAAACTTATGTTTCTTTGAAAGTTCGTTTATTATTTGACCCCCCGGCAAGTTCTGTAGTGATGAATTCAATTAACGAAACACTTAAAGAGCTTGAATGGCGATTGTATGTTAAAAAAGATAATGATAGAATAAAGAATGGAGAATAAACATATGGAATTTGGCGAAATAATAAGCATCATATCTGTGTGCATAGCATTCACCTCCATGATTATATCTTTTTCACTTTCTTTGGCAAAATCGAGAAAAGAAATAGAAAAGGAAAGAATCGTGAATTCGAATGATTTGCTTGAAATCAAAAACTCAACAAAAAATACGGAAAAAGATATAGTTGAGGTAAAAGGAGCAATAAAAGAAATTCGAGATCAGATAAGTATTGATCACGATAGAGTTATCGAACTTGAAACTCGTACTAGCAGTTTGGATATGCGTATTACAACTCTTGAAAAAGTTAAAACGTTAAAAACCTCTAACTCAAATAGGCAACGTGGATAAAAATATTATGAACGACTATCTAGCATACAGAACTAAATACTCTAATGAGTTATACCACTATGGCGTTAAAGGTCAAAAGTGGGGCATTCGTCGCTATCAGAATCCTGACGGCTCCCTTACCGATGAAGGTTATTCCAGATATGGTGTAGACCCAAATAGTGGCGAAATGTCTTCTGAAGGAAAACAACTTTACGATGAAGAACAACGTGAACATGATCGAAATAAAAAAATTGGAATAGGTGTCGGTATTACTGCTGCTGCCGGGGCTGCCGTTTTGGCGGGTGTCGCTTGGTGGAAAAGTAAACATAAAAAGCAGAATATTATAACAGCTAAGGTTTCTGATACTAAACCTGCCATTGTTGATAATGGCCGTAATAAGACAGAAGAAATTCTTCTTTTGCCAGCTCCAAAAACTTCTTCTGCTGCTAAATCTATAAAACCTAGGAGCACTAAGTTTAAAGGAGAAAAGTCATTATTTGGCATGGGTGCTAATCGGGTTACTGGAACTTATTCGTTCACTAATCCGCATGAATCAAAAACAAAAGGTTACAATTTTAGAACTGGTCGTTACCAACTAATGAAACATTGGGATTTCAATGATTTGCATGCTTTATATCATTCGATGTTTTTAAATAAAGGAGGTTCAAAATGGATTATTTAAGAATGCATGAACTCTATCACTGGGGCATTAAAGGCCAAAAATGGGGTATTCGTCGCTATCAGAATCCTGATGGATCTCTGACAGAAGAAGGCAAAGCTCGCTATGGCGGGGATAGTTATGACAAACTAAGTCAAAACCAAAAAGATCGATACAATGCTGATCAGACTAAAGCTGAAGTAGCTACATTTGATACTGTTTCCAAAACTGCTTCAGGTGTAAAAAGTATCACGAATGATATTTCTAATATTCCTGCTATGCAAGAAAAAGGAAAAGTTAGCTATGCTAATTACCCGAACATGAGCGATAAAGAACTACAAGATAGAGCTAATCGTTTAGCATTAGAGCACCGTTATAGTGATCTTACTGGTGAAACCAGGCATGAAAAATCAGGTAATGAAAAAGCCAGAGAAATATTACAAACGGTTGGTGCAGTTGTTGGCATTGGTGGATCTATCGCCTATATTATAGGACTATTTGCTAATCTTAGATCCGGTACTGGAGGAAATAAGCAGAAAGGAGGTAACTCTTGATATGAATGACTATTTAGCATACAGAACTAAATACTCTAATGAGTTATACCATTATGGCGTTAAAGGTCAAAAGTGGGGTATTCGTCGCTATCAGAATCCCGATGGATCTCTTACTGATGAAGGTCTGATTCGTTATGGAGTCGACCGTCAAGGTAATATGTCTTCGCAGGGAAAGTCTTTGTATAAACAAGACAAAAAACGTGACAAGGCTCGAAAGATTGCTACTGGTGCTGCTATTGGTATGGGTGCCGCTGCTGCCGTTGTTGCAGGAACTCACGCAGCGAACCTTCTTCTTGACAAAAAGTACGGAGCAAGCAGAGCCGCTAACATTATTGGTCCCAAAGGAGATCATGCCAGCTATCACATTGGTAAAAATTTACCCGGGACAAAAATTAGTTCTCGTGGAATGATGACAGGGCATAAGTGGTTTACCAACTATTCCTTCAGATTCAAAAATAAGTTGAATAAAAAGACTGGAAAAATAGAGAATACTCAAGAATTTAATCGTGGAATAAATTGGGCTAAAGCTTTCGGTCTAGCAGCTGGTTTAGGACTCATCGGAAGCACTGTTGCCAAAAGATTAACAAAAAACAAACAAAAAGAAAATGATTATGTTGTTAAACAACAGATGAATGAAGTTTCGAATCAGAAAGAATTAGACTATTATAAGAAGACTGGGAAACTTCCAAAATCTACTGGAAATAAACGTAGGTAAAATTCAAAATGGCATTATCTAATACGGCTACACCAATATATTATGGCCGCTTTAGAAATGCGGTCATAAATGGTCAAATTCCAGTTTGTAGAGAAATCTCGATGGAGATGAATCGTATTGATTCATTGATAAAGAATCCAGGAATATACTACGATCCAGATGCCATTAATGGGTTCATAAGATATTGCGAAAATGAACTTACTCTTACTGATGGAAGTGATCTAGTGCTTCTTGACTCATTTAAACTTTGGGCTGAACAGATATTTGGCTGGTACTACTTTGTTGAGCGTAGTGTCTTTGTCCCATCATCTCCAAATGGTGCAGATGGTCACTATGAAAAACGTTACATTAAAAAACGTTTAACAAATAAGCAATATTTAATTGTTGCCAGAGGTGCTGCAAAGAGTATGTATGCTAGCTGTATTCAAAGTTACTTTCATAACGTTGATACGACAACTACACATCAAGTTGTTACAGCACCTACCATGAAACAGTCAGATGAGACTATGTCGCCATATCGTACAGCTATAACTAGAGCAAGAGGACCATTGTTTAAGTTTCTTACAGATGGTTCTTTACAGAATACTACTGGCTCAAAAGCGAATCGAGTTAAACTTGCTTCTACCAAAAAGGGAATTGAGAATTTCTTAACTGGTTCTCTTGTAGAAGTAAGACCAATGCGAATTGACAAACTTCAAGGACTTCGTTGTAAGATTGCTACGATAGATGAATGGCTTTCTGGCGATATTCGAGAAGATGTTGTTGGCGCTATTGAACAAGGTGCCTCTAAATTGGATGACTATTTAATAGTCGCCACATCTTCGGAAGGAACCGTTCGAAATGGCAGCGGTGATACTATTAAGATGGAACTTATGGATATACTTAAAGGTAATTATGTCAACCCTCATGTGTCTATATGGTATTACAAACTTGATAGTGTTGATGAAGTTTCACAACCAGAAATGTGGATTAAAGCTAACCCGAATCTCGGAAAAACAGTTTCATATGAAACATATCAATTAGATGTGGAGAGAGCAGAGAAAGTTCCTTCCGCTCGTAATGATATTCTAGCCAAAAGATTCGGTATTCCTATGGAAGGTTACACCTACTACTTTACTTATGAAGAGACGTTGCCTCATCATAAAAGAAGTTATTGGGGCATGCCTTGCGCTCTCGGAGCAGATTTATCTCAAGGCGATGACTTTTGTGCTTTCACGTTCTTATTTCCGCTTAAAGATGGTACATATGGCGTAAAAGTTCGAAGTTATATTTCTTCAAAAACTTTACACAAATTGCCAGCTGCCATGCGACTTAAATATGATGAATTTATGAGAGAAGGTTCTCTGATTGTTTTAGATGGGAACATTCTTGATATGATGCAAGTTTACGATGATCTTGATGAGCATATAACTCAAAGTAACTATGATGTTAGATGTCTTGGATTTGACCCGTACAATGCAAAAGAATTCGTCGAAAGATGGCAAACTGAAAATGGGCCATTCGGAATCGAAAAAGTTATTCAAGGATCAAAGACGGAGTCTGTTCCTCTTGGTGAACTTAAGAGCCTTGCAGAAGCAAGAGCCTTGCTATTTGATGAAGATCTAATGACATTTGCAATGGGAAATTGCGTAACATTAGAAGATACTAATGGCAATCGAAAATTATATAAAAAACGTTATGAAGCCAAAATTGATAACGTAGCCGCTTTAATGGATGCATTTGTTGCTTATAAGAACAATAAGGAGGCTTTCGAATAATGAAATATTTTGGAATCACTATACAGATATTGGGCGATAGTGGGTAATGAGGTGAATATATGGGATTAATAGATAGACTACAGCATGCATGGAATGCATTCTTTCAAAATGACAAAGATAATTTTGTCTATAAACCATATGTTGATTTAGGGATGTCTTCAACCTATCGTCCAGATAGAATGTACTACACTAAAGGTAATGAACGGTCAATAGTAACTTCTGTATATAACAGGATAGCAATAGATTGTTCAAGAATAGCTATACGTCATGTAAGGTTAGATTCGAACGGAAGATATTTGGAAACAATAGATTCTGGTCTCAACAACTGCCTTACTATCGAAGCAAATAAGGATCAATCATACGTTATGTTTATTCGTGATGTGGTACAATCTTTATTTGACGAAGGATGTATTGCTATCGTTCCTATAGATACTGTGGTAGACATTTCTAAAGCAACTTCTTATGACATAGAAACTATGCGAGTTGGAAACATAACTCAATGGTATCCAGATAATGTCAAAATTGATGTTTATAATGACAGAAAAGGTATTCATGAAGAGATAACTATGCCTAAAAATAAGGTAGCAATAATTGAGAATCCGTTATATTCGATAATGAATGAACGGAACTCTACTCTTCAAAGACTTATAAGAAAACTAAATCTTTTAGATGCAATAGATGAACAATCTGGCGCCGGAAAATTGGATTTGATAATTCAGCTTCCATATGTTGTAAAGACAGAAGCTAGACAGAAGCAAGCTCAAGCCCGACGCAAAGAAATTGAGGATCAACTTGCCGGTTCCAAATATGGTATTGCGTATACTGATGGGACCGAGAAAGTTACACAGCTCAACCGTCCAGTCGAGAACAATCTGATGTCTCAGATTCAATATTTAACGAGTATGCTATACAGCCAGTTAGGTATTACTCAAGCGGTGTTAGATGGTTCTGCAGATGAAAAGACCATGCTTAATTACATGAGTAGAACAGTTGAGCCAATCCTCACCGAAATTGTTTCTGAAATGAAGCGAAAATTCTTGACAAAGACTGCCCGTTCACAGAACCAGTCAATCATGTTCTTCAATGATCCATTCAAGTTAGTTCCTTTGGCAAATATCGCTGACGTGGCTGACAAGTTTACTAGGAATGAGATTATGTCCTCTAATGAGATGCGTCAAGTTATTGGTTTCAAGCCAGTACAAGATCCTCAAGCAGATGAACTAAGAAATAAGAATCTTAATCCAACTGAAGGACAAGAGTTCCCTACAACTAAAGAAAATGGATACACAGAAGATGTGGTTGATGAAACTTCTTCGGAAGAAGATGCTGGTCCTGCCAATTTTGGGCAAGTGCTGTTTAAGGATTTAGGATAGTAATTAAGGAGAAAATTCAAAATGGGAAAGAAAGTTTATGACTTTAGTGGTTGGGCTACCCGTTGCAACGTCAAATGTTCTGACGGTAGAACCATCATGAAAGATGCTTTCGTCGATAATGACAAAACTACTGTCCCCTTGGTATGGCAGCACAATCATACAGATGCTGACAACGTTTTGGGGCATGCTTTGTTAGAAAATCGTGCGGAAGGAGTTTATGCTTATTGCTCTCTGAACAATACTCAAGAGGGAAAACGAGCGAAAGAACTAGTCGAACATGGAGATATTTGCTCTTTGTCTATTTACGCTAATCAGCTTAAACAGACTGGTGGCAATGTCACTCATGGTTTGATTAGAGAAGTTAGTTTGGTTCTTGCGGGGGCTAATCCCGGCGCTAGAATCATGGATGTCAATATTGCGCATGGTGACAACGCAGATGGTGATGCTTACATATTTAATGCAAGTGAAACTCTCGACATTGGAACCGAAGTCGAAGATATCGAACATTCCGATAATAATAAGGAGGGCGAAAATATGCCTAATAAAGAAGAACAAAAAGAAATCAAGGTCGAACATTCTGATGAAGGGAATAATGAAGAAACTATTCAGGACGTGTTCGATACTTTGACCGAAAAACAAAAGAAAGTTGTCTACGCCATGATTGGTATGGCGCTTGAAGACAAAGAAAATGGAAATGCACAGGAGGATAAAGAAATGAAACACAATGCATTTGATACTTCCAACGAAGCCGACAATCAAACTGAACTTATGCACAGCGAAGTGCTTGCTGCTATTGAAGATGCCAAGAAATCTGGTTCTATGAAAGATGCGTTCATTTCTCACGGAATCACGAACGTCGATACTCTTTTCCCTGAAGTTCAGGCGGTTAATAAGACCCCCGAACTCATTGCTCGCGACACCAACTGGGTCAGCGTTGTTATGGGTGGTGTTAAGCACACTCCCTTCTCTCGTGTGAAATCTACTGCTGCCAACATCACTGCTGACGAAGCTCGTGCTCGTGGTTATATCAAAGGAAAGCAAAAGATCTCTGAAGTCATTACTGCTCTTAAGAGAACCACTCTTCCCACCACTGTCTATAAACTTCAAAAGATGGATCGTGATGATGTGATTGATATCACTGACTTTGACGTCATTGCTTGGCTCAAACAAGAAATGCGTGGAATGCTCGATGAGGAACTTGCTCGTGCTTTCCTCATTGGTGATGGACGTGATGGCAGTGATGACTCCAAGATCAACGAACAAAATATTCGTCCGATTCTTGGTGATAATTCCACCTATACGGTTACTCGTACCCTTACCCGCACTTCTGGAGAAACTGATTCCGATTTCGCGAAAGACTTCATCAAGGATGTCGTCAAATCTCGCAAAGAGTATAAAGGTTCTGGCAATCCGATTCTCTTCACCACTGAAGATCTCCTCACCGAGATGCTCTTGATCGAGGACAAGATTGGTCATCGTATCTATAAGACCGAAGCTGAACTTGCGACCGCTCTTCGTGTTAGCAAGATCGTAACGGTTCCTGTCTTCGAAGGTCACAAACGTGAAGTTGGTGGCAACAATTATGCTCTTATGGGCATCCTCGTCAATCTTGCCGACTATAATGTTGGCGCTGACAAGGGCGGAGCTGTCAATATGTTTGACGATTTTGACATCGACTACAACAAATATGAGTACCTCATCGAGACTCGCTGCTCTGGCGCTCTCGTGAAACCGTATTCCGCCATTACTTTCGAAGAAAAGCTTGCCGAACCCTCTAGTTCTAGCGAAACTGGTGGCGAAGGATCTGGTCAAAAGTAATTGAGAGTCTAAACTAATTTAGGACCAATACTGAAAATTCAAAATGGCAAAAATTTATGGTACTCTGGGCTATGGCATAACTGGAGAAGTTGATCCAGTTAACCGCCCTGGTGTCTGGGTTGATTCTATAATTGAAAGAGAATTTTATGGGGAACTCATAAAAAACTCCAGAAGATTAGAAAAATCTGACGGTGTTAATGACAATATTAATATCAGTAATCAAGTTAGTCTTCTAGCTGACCCATTTGCTATGGCGAATTTTCAGTATATAAAATTCGTTAAGTTAATGGGTACAGCATGGAAAGTGAATACAGTGGAAGTGCAGTACCCACGACTTATATTGACTCTGGGAGGTTTGTATAATAATGGCGAATCGAATTGACCTATATAACCTTCTGGTGGGTATCCTTGGAACAAGGAATGTCTATTATCAGCCCCCAGAGTCTTTAAAACTTAAATACCCATGCATTGTGTATAATAGACGAAACATTAGCAATGTAGATGCAAATAATGATGTCTATCTTCAGAATTATACATACCGTATAACGGTAATATATACTGATCCAGACAGCGACCTTCCTCAGAAGGTTTCTAAAATAGTAAATTGCAGACACATACATCAATTTGTTTCGGATGGATTATATCATGATGTATTCGATTATTCAGTAAATAATACCAAATAAAGGAGAAAAAATATATGGCTAAACTTGAATGGGACAAAACTGGTACTCACTATTTTGAGAATGGTGTTGACCATGGTGTCCTTTATCCGCAAACTGACGGAGAAGCTTCTGGTGGCGTCGTCTATGGCGATGGTGTTGCATGGAATGGTCTAACCTCTGTCACTCAGTCTCCAGAAGGAGCTGAACCCTCTGCTGTTTATGCAGACAACATCAAATATTTGAGTCTTCTCTCTGTTGAAGAATTCAATGCTACCATTGAGGCTTATACTTACCCCGATGAATTCGCCGCATGCGATGGCTCTGCCTCTTTAGGTGAGGGTGTCACTATTGACCAGCAAGCTCGTAAGACTTTCTGCCTCAGTTATCGTACCAAAATCGGTAACGACGTTAATAATGATCTCGGTTATAAGATCCATATTATCTATGGGTGCCTTGCTGCTCCGAGTGAGAGAGCTTATGAGACGGTCAATGATTCCCCGGAGGCTATGACGCTTTCTTGGGAAATTTCCACCACCCCGGTTGTTGTTACTGGCTTTAAACCGACGTCTCATCTCGTTATTGATTCCACCAAGGTTAAACCGACTGCCCTAAAGAGTATTGAAGATGCTCTTTATGGAACCGAAAGTGAGAAAGCTAAAATTCTCATGCCGGATGAAGTTGCCGCTTTAATCAAGAATAGTGTTGGCTCCTAATCGATAAATTCAAAATGGGGTCATCAGGTCCATACAACTTGGTGACCTCTTTTGTTATGTTTTGCAATAAAAAAGGAGAAAAACATGGCAACTGAAAAACTTATTACCTTATCCAATCTCACTACTTATAATAATAAAATTAAGGTTGAGATATCAAATGGTGACACAGCTCTTGCGCAGCAAATCAATAGTTTGAAAGATAAACTTATTACTATTGTTGCTACAAAGCCAACTACTGGCGAGACTGGTGTAATTTACCTTGTCGGAAGTAAAGCTCCATATCATATGTGGGCATGGGAGACCGTTTCTGGAACTCCCACGTGGGTCGACCTTGGCCCTGATCTAACAGGATATGCTAGCAAATCTACTGTCAATGCCCTTGACACAAAAGTTACGAATCTTACTAATGAAGTCACTGCTGATAAGAATAATTTGGCTAATAACTATTATACCAAGACAGTAGCTGACCAGAAGCATGGCGCACTTGATACTAAGATTACTAATCTTACTAATGACGTAGCTGCTGACAAGAAGAATTTGGCTGACAACTATTATACCAAGACGCAAGTATATACAAAAACTGAAGTAACTGATCTTCATACTGGTCTCGAGAGTAATTTTAATGAAAAATATAATTCGTTATCCTCTGAGGTCACTGCCGATAAGAACAATCTACAAAATAACTATTATACCAAGACGCAGATAAATACTCTTCATGCTGATATGAAGAAGGCTGCAATGACGGTAGTATCTACAAAACCTACGACTGGTGAAGAAGGAATTATCTATCTCGTTGGGAGTGCAGCTCCCTACCATATGTGGATTTGGGAAACACTATCTGGAACTGGACAGTGGATTGATCTTGGCACATCTACAATCGATCTCTCTGGTTATGCTACGAAGAACGACCTTGATGCTTATGGTAAACTAGACGGCACCAACACATGGACCGGAAGTAATGCATTCGTTGATGGTGATTCAGTCATATCTATTGTTCCAGCTACTGGATTGTTATCATATTACAAAGGCTCAAACCAATACGGTATAAACATCAACGAGAATGGGATAAAATATGTAGACTCAGATGGAAACAAGCATTCGGTAGTGCTTGATCATAAACTAACTTCGGAACTTGCTAATTTCGTGCTAAAGACTGATTTGACGAATACCCTTAAGAGTTATGCTAAGACTACCGATCTCAACTCTTATGGTAAATTGAGCGGAAGTAATACATGGACTGGGACAAATGTTTTCAAATCTGCTGTTACCATCGAAAACGAATTAAATATTGCATCTAATTCGCCTGGCATAGCGATGATAAATGTCAGTGCTGGAAATATGGACCCTACCCGATTAACAAAGAAAACTGTCGGAAATATAGTTGCAACTAAAGAATATGTTGACGGTTTGGCCCCTGTTTATGCAACCGAAGCTGACATCAATGCATTATTTGCTTAACTAGCAAATAAATTCAAAATGGAGTAATTAAGTTATATAAACTTAATTCCATAATATTATTTTAAATAATTAAAAAAAATAAAAAGGAGAAAAAGCACATGTACAAAAAAACTATTACGTATCCCGATTACAACGGGGAAGAAATCAAAGAAGATTTCTACTTCAACCTTACGAAAGCTGAAATTCTCGAAATGCAACTTGAGAAAGAGGGTGGACTCGCCGAAAAGATTCAGGCTATTGTCGACTCGAAGAATGTTCCTGAATTGATTAAGATCTTTAAAGAACTTATTCTTCGTTCTTATGGCAAGAAGTCTGATGACGGAAAGAGATTCATTAAGAGCCCTGAACTAAGCCGTGAATTCACTCAGACTGAAGCTTACTCTGAACTCTTCATGGAACTTGCCACTGATTCGGATGCTGCTTCTGCATTTATCAATGGCATAATTCCTGCTAATCTTGCAAAAGAGCTCCCCGCTTCTGTTGCAAATAATAAGTAAACACTAAATCGTGTAAAAGAGACTAAAGATATGCTTGAACTTAAAATATCGGGAAAAGAAATCTTTAACGAACAAACACAAGAATTTCTAACGACAAAGCCATGCGTCTTACGCCTTGAGCATTCTTTAGTCTCTATTTCCAAATGGGAATCAAAGTGGCATAAGCCATTTCTCTCCACAACATCAGATAAAAAAACTGATGCGGAGTTAAGAGACTATATAAGATGCATGACAATAACACAAAATGTTGATCCAAATGTATATCAAAGTTTATCTGCCGAAGAGGTTAAGAAAATAAATGCTTATATAGGTGATTCTATGACAGCAACTACATTCTCCAGTCGTAGACAAGAAGGTGCATCAACCAAATCTGAAGTATACACTAGTGAATTGATTTATTATTGGATGATTGCTTACCAGATACCTTTTGAATGTCAGTGCTGGCACTTAAACAGATTGCTGACTTTAATTAAAATTTGCTCCATTAAAAACAATACTGGCAAAGAAGGTAAAATGTCTAAACGAGCTACCTTAGCTAGTAATAGAGCAATAAATGAAGCTCGAAGGAAAGCAAGCGGAAGTAAAGGATAATTTAATATTATGGGAATTACACTTAAAACATCCGGAAGCTTCAAACAAACAAAGAAGTATATGCAGGCTTCAATTGATATTACTCAATTAAAGTCAGATGAAATTCAAAAGATAGCTGAAGAAACAGTTGAAAAACTTGCTAAAGCTTCTCCTTATGAGAGTATTGCCGCTGCTTGGAGCTATGAAATAAAGAAAAACAAAAACAGTTACTTTTTATATTTTAACAATTCTTATGTAAATAATGGTGTAAACATAGCTCTTTTAGTTGATAAAGGTCACGCCACTAAGAGTGGAAAGTGGATTGAAGGCAAAAATTATATTGATGGTCCTATTAATGAAGCGTACAAACAAATAATAGAAGCAGCAAAGGAGGAGTTGAATAACATATGAGCGATGAACTTGATAAACGCGTAGTTCGAATGGAGTTTGACAACTCTAAATTTGAAAAGAATGTTAAACAAAGTCAAGAAACCCTTAAGAAACTTGACGAGCAACTTGAATTCAAAGATGGTTCTAAGGGGATAGAAAAAGTAGAAGCTAGTCTTTCGCATTTCCAGATAGTAGCCTTCACTGTAATAAACCGTATTACAAATAAAATAATCGATCTTGGTTTAACTTTTGTTAAAGCATTATCGGTCGATAATATTTCAGCTGGATGGACAAAGTTCGGGCAAAAGACCACTTCTGTTGCTACACTCGCTGCTCAAAAGATAAAAATGGCAGGTAAAGAAATTGAAGACGCCGGCGAGAAAATGAAAGTTATCAACGATCAAGTTGAAAAACTGAACTTCTTTACTGACGAAACTTCATACAACTTTACCGATATGATTGATAATATTGGTAATTTTACCGCTTCTGGACGATCCCTTGATGAATCAGTTAATGCCATGATGGGCATTGCGAACTGGGCAGCATTATCTGGTCAGAATGCATCTGTTGCTTCAAGAGCAATGTACCAATTATCCCAAGCATTAGGAAAAGGATATGTACAGTTAATTGACTGGAGATCTATTCAGACGGCCCGTATGGATACGCAGGAGTTTAGGGAAACTGTTCTCCAGACTGCTGTTGATATCGGCGAATTGACCAAAGCTGGTAATGAATTTATCACAAAAACTGGTAAAAAGTTCACTCTAGAAAATTTTACAGAGTCGCTTAGTTCAAAATGGTTTACAAATGATGTATTATTAAAGACTCTTTCCAAATATTCATCTGCAGTTCAAGATATTTACGAAATAGCATCAAAAGAAGGAATATCTGCGACTGAGGTTCTCGAAAAATATGGAGATCAGTTCGACAAATTTGGTGTAAAAGCTTTTACGGCTGCACAAGAGGCAAGAACATTCACCGATGCTATAAACTCCATAAAAGATGCTGTGTCAACTGGTTGGATGACAACTGCTGAACAGATATTTGGTGGTTATGAAGATGCCAAAAATCTTTGGACTGAGTTAGCAAATGAGTTATATGGTATATTTGCAGAGGGTGGAAATTTCCGTAATGAGGTCCTTAAACTGTGGAATACTCTTGAAGGAAGAAAAGATATTTTCGGCGAACATGGAAGTTCTAACCAAGGAGCTTTCTGGAATATATATGATGCAATAATTGCCATCAAAGATCTCATAAAGGATGCCTGGAGCGGTGTATTCAACTCAAGTGATTTCACCTCTGAAACCGAAAGGGCGCAAGATTTAGCATCTAAACTTAAAGAAATAACTTCACAAATTCGTGAGATAACTTCGCGAGTTCTAAATAATATACGCAATAATATCGAGCTTAAAGCGGTTCTCTCTGGCTTAGCTAATACTGTTGGTATTCTCGTATCGCTGTTAAAAGCAGCATATTTTGCTATAAGTCCAATAGTATACGCAGCTAAAGATTTAGCAAAATACTTATTCAATAGAATAGCAGCATTCGGACTTAATATGAAAAAAGTCCAGAGTGTTACCGAGAACATAAATAGAATTGCCTCAAAACTTTATTATTCTATAAGCAATATAGTAGAGTACATCAATCCAACAGGAATTTTAGATAGTGTTATAGATACATTGTCTGGAATACTACAAGAACTATCAAAATTTGATGTAATTAATGCCATCGCTGATTGGGTCAAAGATTTTATCGACGCAATGAAATCAGCTGGAGGAACCTCTGAGTCAGTTCAAAATATACTAGGCGGCTTGGCATCTATTATTCGTGTTATTGGAAAATTAGTTATTGAGATTACTAAAATAATTTCCAAATACGTGTTACCTATAGCTAGTATTATAATAGATACGGTTTCAAAGGTAGCGGGATTTCTCTCTGGTTTACTTGTCACTATATTGGGATTCGTTGGAGATTTTATCACCCAACTTTCTAATTTAATACTTGGTAAGTCTAGTGAGTTCGGCGAACTAGGTGATGATATTAAAAACTTTGCAACTGATATGTTAGCAAGACTTAAGAAGTTAAGTCCTGTTCTTAAATCTATTGTAAGTATTACTAAAACATTTGTTGATTTAATTCTGTTATTACCTAAAGCAATCGATAAATTGTTTGTTAATTTTACAGGGAAGACTTTTGGCGAGAACATAGTTGCTTTCTTTGACAACTTGGCCAAATCTATCTCTAATCTATATAACAAAATTCAAAATGGAATCAGTGGTAAAGGGTCTAACAATTTATTTGACCCGATTATTAATCTGGCAAATGGTATAACCAGTTTCTTGAAGGGACTTTGGTCAATTCTTTCAGGCATAATATCTCTTACAGGAACAATTATTGGGGCTGTTGGAAAAATATTAAGTGGAATTGGTAGTGTACTTCAGGATATTTCAAAATTTGCAAATGGTGTAGAGTTAAAACAAACAACTAAAGCACTTCTGACTATTGTCACTATTCTTGCTACCATAACTGCAATCGGATGGATAATTTATAGTTTATTCTATGGAATAAAATCGTTACTTGCCCCTGTGCAATATATGGTGGAGAGTGTCAGCGATACCATATATAATCTTGGTAAGGCAATGAAAAATAAATCAATCGCCGATATTATAAATAGTGTAGGTGGATTCCTAAATTCTATAGCATTTTTAATGTTGTCATTTTCGGCGTCTATTGCCATAATAGCAGCCATACCTGTAGATGGATTTACTCGTGGAGTTACTACTATAGGGATATTTGTTGGAATTATAAGTGCACTAGCTATAACATTAACCGTATTGTCTGCAAAGCTTAAAACCTTGCAATTAGCCCAAAAGACACTAGTCAAAACTGCTAAGACATTTACAGGGCATAGCGCTACACAGTCATATACTACAATATCTGAAGTAGCTAGAGTTTTAATGTCCATTGGACTTGCTATGGTACAGTTTGCTATTGCAGTTAAAATAATTGCATCACTGAACATGACTGAATCGTGGGGTGCTGCTGGGATGCTTACTCTATTCATGATAGCTATTAGTGTTATTGCTATAGAATTGGTAAAACATGCTCCTAAAGAAAAAGATGCGAAGGCCTTGGCTAAAAACACTTCTGTCCTTAAGAAGATGATAAAGCTCATTGGTACCATGGCATTTTCGCTTATGATCATTTCCAAATCAATAGCAAAATTAGCTTCTGTTGATACCACGAAAATGTGGAGTGCATTTGGCGTGATGGCTCTTACTATAGTACTTATAAGTGCTTTTATAATTGCATTGGCAAAGGTTTCAAAAACTAAAAAAGGAGAAGGTCCAGCAAACTTTAAAGGTGTTGCATCCATATTCTTAGCAATTTCTGTATTGGCGCTTAGTATATTGACATTTGTCAAAAATGTATCCGGTATGGACGAAGGTAAATTATGGTATGGCATTGGTGTATTAAGTGCTATATTAACCATACTTGCTGTATTTGTAGGATTGATAGAGTTGGTAACAGTGTTAACATCTAAACTTAATAAGAAAGGATCTAAGTTAGAAGGTCTTGTTACTGTCACCTATACACAATATGACGGAATTGCAGCCATGTTTGCAAGTATGAGTGTGCTTCTTCTATCTATAGCTTCTACATTATCTATACTTTCTAATATTGGTGATCATGCAAAATTATGGAGTTCTGTCGGGGCAATTTCAACATTGCTCATTGCATTTGCTGCAATGATAGCTATAATTTCCAAGTTCTCTATAGCTCAAAAGACGCTTGAACAGTCATTAGACAAAACTAAATCTAATAAATTAGGAAAAAAATTTAAAGGAGCATTTAATAAATCTACAAATGGCACTGACTGGTCTGGCATAACTGGATTTATACTTGGAATGTCATCTGCTCTACTTATAATATCTGGTGCTTTGTCCAAAATGGACAAGTTAGATCCTGATAAAATGAAGTCGTCAGTAATAGCTATAATTGTTTTAATGGGCGCATTTGTTATTGCCATTAAAAGCATGGTTAAACTATCCGATAAGAGTAAAAACTTTAAAGCCAAAGAACTTAACAAGTTAATGATCATAATGTCTATGGTTCTTTGGTCAATAGCTGGAGTTATTGCTACTTTAGGCAAGATGGACATTACTACTGTATGGTCTTCTGTAGGAGCGGTTGTTCTTATTCTTGGTGCATTAGCTGGAGTGATTTCTCTCATCAGCAAATTTGGTACTAGTGGAAAAAAAGCAGAAGCCAATATGGCTCAATTAGTTATCTTAACCTTTAGTATGGTGATGTTTGTCAACGCACTTTCGACTTTGAAAGATATCTCTTGGCAAACTATATTAGCTGCTAGCGGTGGTTTAATTGCTGTATTAATGGCATTAGCTGGCGTTATAGCTATAATTAGTAAATTTGGTACTAGTGGAAAGAAAGCAAATGCTAATATGGCTCAATTAGCGATTCTGACAGGAACCATGACATTATTTATGCTTTCGCTTTCAACTTTGAAAGATATTCCATGGCAGACTATATTAGCTGCAGCTGGCGCTGTATCAGTAGTACTTTATGCATTGGTTGGTGCTGTAGCTTTAATGTCTATGGTAAAAGTAGAGCCCACTTCGATGTTGGCGTTTGCAGCTGCAATATTAGTTCTTTCTGCATCATTAATTCCATTTGCTATAGCGATGCAATTATTACAGACAGTTACATGGTCTTCTATTGGTAAAGGTGCCATTATACTAGCAGGAGGATTAACTCTACTTGTTGCCGCTGCTAAAATTATGGGCCCAGCAGTTGTTAACCTTTTGGCAGTTTCTGCAGCAGTCGTGATGCTTGGTGCTGGTTTACTTATGGCATCCATGGCACTTACTGGATTTGCTGTAAATCTCGGTATTTCGATGGAAGAGATCGTTGCTAACTCCGAGCTAATAGGAGCTGCTCTGCAAAATATTGGGCCAATGTTGGTTGATGCATTATTCAGTGGATTTATTGAACTGTTTAACAAATTGGGAGAATTAATTCCTCAAATTGAGAATATTATTATCGAGTTAATTAATTCTTTGGTAAATATATTTAGCAACGAAGCAACATTAAAACTTCCTGAATCTATAATGACGTTGGTCGATTCCTGCATAGAAGCATTGAATAATCGTATGCCAAAAATATTGGAATCGGTAAAGAATATAGCTAAAACTATATTGCAATGGCTTAAAGATAACATTGTTTGGATAGCAAATGATACAATTACAGTTTTGTTGAAAATAGTTGATACTATAACTTCAAGAATGGACGAAATTACAACATCTCTTGTAAATTTCTTAAAAAAACTTACGAAAGATTTATTTGATAAAATCGGGCCAGTTATAAAACTCATTGTGGATAAAATAATTGAAATATTACCAGAATTATCAAAACAATTATTGAGATTAGTTGATGTAGTGAGTAAATTTGTGCTTGTATTTATTGGGTATGTTATCAAAATGGTAATAGATTCCTTAGGCACTCTTGCTAAATTGATGTTTGATTTGTTAGCAGGTATTATACTATTAGCTGTCGAAGTATTTAAAGGGTTAACACGTGTTATATTTGCTGCTTTACGTTATATGGCGTATACGGTAGTCGATTTGATTGGAGATGTACTTGAGGCATTACTTAAAGATATTCCGACTTTTGTTAAAAGTATAGGCGGAAAAATAATTGCAGCAGTTCTAAGTACATTATCCGATATGGTTAGGGATATACCTATATTAAAGGTATTATCTGGCCCATTAGATGATGCTGCTAAGAATTTGTCTAATAACGCAAGATTAAATACTGAAGGAATATTACAAAATGTGTATGACGAACTTGATTCGGCAAGAAGAGGAATTAGTGGAGTTATCACTAACATTACTTCTAGAGTCGGAGAGGATGTTACACAAGGTATATCCGACATCAATGCTGCCATGACTTCTTCAATGGAAGCGCTCACTGGGACAGCTAAAAAAGGTGGCGAAAATGCTGGTAATGCTACTTCTGAAGGATACCGAGATGCTCTCGAGATACATTCACCTTCAAAAGTATTTGCTCGTTTGGGAGGTTATGTAGTCGACGGTTTGACTAACGGCCTTAATGATAATACTGGAACAATACGAAATTCTGCTATATCCATGATGAACGATACTGTTACTGCAGCTAAGTCTGTTATAGATAATGCCAACATGGATGATGATATTGTGATTCGTCCAGTTATGGATTTGTCAAATATACAGTCTGGTGTGTCTAACATATCTTCGTTGATGAGCAATGTCAATGGAACTGAAATGTCAATGACTGGTAAGTTGGCTTCAAGCATAACCAAGGACAATAAGAGAGCTTCTAAACGTGCTTCAGAAAGTAATAGTGGTACAATAATAAATAATGGCGGTGATACTTATAATCCGACATTTAATATCACATCTAACGATCCAGAAGCAGTTGCAAGGGAAGTTGATATTCGTATGCAGAGAATGCGTATGCAATCTAGTCTAGCAAAAGGAGGAGCACGATAATATGGGCATATTTAAATTCAAAGATAAAACTTCTGAGGATTTTGGGCTTGTTGTTCAAACTCCTCCTACTTACAGTTATCCTGAAAGGGATGTGACGATAACTCACATCCCTGGTAGGGATGGCGATATAATTATTGATAATAAATCCTTTAAAAATGTTGATAGATCTTACCTAGTCGGGTTAAAATACCCTTTTTCTTCAGGATATTATGACAATTTTCAAGAAATTCTGAACTGGCTTGAATCGTCTAAAGGAGAATACGCTATTCTTGAAGATAGCTACGATTCAGAAGTATATCGTTATGCTTCATTTCAAACTAGCGGCGATACTACTGATTATTTTGGACAAGCAGGTGCAATGACTATAAAGTTCAATTGCAAACCACAAAGATTCCTAAAATATGGCAATAAAGAAACTAAGTATAGTGGCCAAACATTTGAAATAGAGAATGCATCAACCTATGTTAGTCTTCCAGTCATAACTATTGATAAAATAAATACTACAATCGACTCAATATTGATGATGTCAGTCACAAATAATAATGTTGCTAAATCGATACTTACTTTTTCTGACTATACTTATAAGACGAATGGAAGTTTGGTAATCGATTCAGAAAAGCAGACTGTTAAAAATCAAAATGGAGAAGATTGTTACTCCAATATTAGTCTCAATGGGAAAGAGTTCCCAAAATTATATGAAGGGAACAATATTTTCAAATTTGGAAAGTACAATATAGTAAGTAGTCAGATTCCAACATACCAGTCAAAGATTCTTGATGCTCAGACTTCTTGCATTTCCGAGTATAAAACATATACTGCACTCGAACAACTAAATCAGAATAAGATATTTGTTAAGTCTTATGACACAATGATTACACTTCTCGATGAAAGTTATCTTGCAGAATCTGTTCAGTCGCACATAATTAACTCGAAAGCTTGCGAAGAGTATACATTCGGGTCGTTTAATAGTCTGTTAAATAGTTTTGGTGAAGCTTATGGTTTCACTGGTGGAGCATCAGATAATGCTGGCATGACTCCTGACTGGTTAACACTTGAGGATAAAGACAACGACGATACAGTCGTTGTCGCAAAAGTTTCTACAAATTTACAAAATGGCGGATTTTTCATAGTAACTAATGCAGAAAAGAAAATACATTATGTTAATAAAGGTGAAACTATCAAGGAATTGAAGAAATCTGCATTAAACACAATATATTATTATCCAGCCACAGAAAATAAGGAACTTGATGTTCACTATTCGGACATGCCAGATTGGTTATCAATAACCATATCTTATAGTAATAGTGATGATAAGTCTCCTTCATCTGTAAGTTTTAATAGATGTGCTAAAGGTTACTATTGGAAAGACAAAGTTGGTACTTTTGACAAGGCAAAGTGGGAATATGCTGCTGAAGCAAATACCGTTGAAATGGCTAAACTTACTTGGAGTACTCTCAAGAGTGCATTTGTCCCAACAAGTAGTCTATCTTTGAGTACAACTAAAACGTTCACGTTCAGACATCTTCCAGAAGAGTACACTAAAGATAATCTTCCTGCATATGAACCAGTAACGAGTGACACTGAAAATGATGATGGAACGACTTCTATCAAAGTAATAAATGCAGTGCACTTCAAAGTCGTTGACACAGAAATGGATTTGACAAAGTTAACTGTATTTCCATTAGAAAAAGGATATTATAAGTTAGTTCCTGACGGAAAAGAGATTTCTAGTGTCAAATGGCAAAAAGTTACTAACACTAATGTGCAACTCGTAAATTCTCCGATAGATGGAACCAAATCTTTTGGTGTATTATATTTCCCATTCAAGGAAGGAACCGAAGTTGCAGATATAGATTATAGAAAAAAAATAGATAATTGGCCAGAGTGGCTCGATCCGACTCCGGTAGATTCCTTGGGAAATCAATTGACTTCTTTAGAAAACTATCCCAATGTAATATATTTCAAAGTTCTAAAAGAAGGATATTATCGTCTATCAGAAACTGCTGAAGATGACACTGGAGAGAGCCATTTAGATGATTGGGGTGACAAAATTAGTGCTGGAACGATCATACCTATTGGCACGACAAACGCAAAAGGGCCAAAGGATGCATTCTATATTTACGAAATGGATGATAAGGTTAAATCTTTTGACCATAACCGTTCATATACTATAGAAATCCCGGGAAGTAAACCATTAACTACAGATGTACCACCAGATTTTCTTACTGTTGAATATTATAAAGATTCTACATCTAAAGAAGATCGTATCAAATTTAGTGCCAAAGTTGCTGGTTATTACAAATGGGAAAGCAACGATGCATGGATATATTTCGGAGAAGGCAGTACACGTGCTGTTGGGGATGAGATAATCAACATTGGAGAAAAAGATGATGTCAGATTCTATTATATGGACAGTCTACCCTCCTATTCTAATAGTGATATTGATGACAAATATTTAAAAGGAAGATTCCTAATAAATGTTATTAAAGATGCCACAACCGGAAATCCAAAAGAGTTATCGTATAAGATAATAGAACCAGGATATTACAAAGTTAATAATGGTATCAACTGGGAATATTATGCAAAAGATTCTATACTTACGACTGCAAAGATAACGGAAACAACCTTTGTCTATGGTCTAAAGGAAGTAGATTTCACAGATGAAATTGTTACAAAAGTTAAACCGAGGTGGTGGAAATTATGATCATATTATTTGAAGAAAACGAAACTGAATTTGCCAACCTTGGGTTGGGTATTTTACGCGACGCAATTTCTTGCGTTGTTAAGGAAAGTCTGAATGACGAGTTTACTCTTTCTATGGAATATCCGGCTAAAGGTTCCAACTTTGATAAGATTAAAGAGAATAGAATAATATATTGCAAGCCGAATCCTTATGACAATTCTCAAGCATTTAGAATTAACAGTATTTCTAAAGTCATAAATGGAACAGTCACAATTGATGCTGTTCATATCTCTTATGATACTAATAGTATTCCTGTCAAAGCTTTTTCAGCCACGAGTCTTCAAGATGTGATTCTAAAAATTCAAAATGGTTCAGTTGTCCACAACCCATTTATCTTAACTTCTGATATCATGTATTCAAGAACCTACAAGACTACGGCCCCATATAATCTTCGTGCACTAATGCTTGGTGATGAGGATTCTATCGCTACCAAATATAATGCAGAATTTAAATTCGATAACTATCATATTTACATTCTTGCAAAGAGAGGTGTGGATAGAGGGGCCGTTGTCAGGTACGGTCATAATATGACTGATATAAACCATACACAAACAACTGATCTCTTGTATAATGGAGTCTACCCATATTATCACACTGAAACTGAAAAGACTGAATCAACTTCTAGTGACGAATTCAAACAAGTTTACATTGTAGGTTCAAAGCCTTTCCAAGATGGATGGCTCTCTTATACAAAAGATGGAGAACCATATCATCCAATGGATACTTCCCCAGTGCAAATTGCTACTGAGGGCGATTACTATCAAAAAGTATATTGTTGGAATGAAATATATAATGTTTATCAAGAGAAAGTATATAATGAGATGGTATCTCTTGTTCAGGGGGTTATTGAGCCAACTTGGATTAGCATAGATTGGTCCAAATTCCCCAAAATTGTTTGCAGAGCTAACAAAAATGGCTATTTCAAGAAATCTACCGACACCGATTGGGGAACTTTAAAAGGTGTTGGAGATATTGTCTTTGAGGGCAGCATACTTAATACAAGTACTATGGAGAACATGGTACTTTATTACTCTGAAGTTATTCCTACGAACACTACTTCAGAAAACACCGAAACTAGTGAGATTGTTGATGTACAGCTTGACGACCCAATTATGTGGGTTGAGACAGATAGTGCAAAGGCAATGAAGCATAACAGAATACTTATGCTTGATCTTACCAGCGAGTTTGATGAAGCTCCAACTAAGGAGCGTTTAAAATCTAAAGCTCAGGAATACATAATAAAAAACAAGATCGGTACTATTAAGCATAGTACTACGTTGTCCTTTGTTGATCTTTCGAAAACTTCTGACCACAGTGAAAATGAGAATCTTGACCATGTTGAAATTGGGGATTCTGTTAAAGTTATCTACGAAGATATTGGCGTTTCAACTTCTCTACGAGTAATTAGCACCGAATATGATGCTATACTTGGAAGATACAACTCAGTAGAACTTGGTGAAAAGGAAGACAAAATGTCATCCAGCACAGTTCAAAATGGAGATGGAGTATCTGCTTTGACCAACGATGTTGGATATGCGAGCGTTACTACTGTCAATAAATTGATAGCTGATACAGTTAACGCCAATTATATTCAGGCACTTAATGCTAAATTGTCGAAAGCTCAGATTTCTCAACTTGAGGTTGAACGTATTGATGTTAAAGGCATTATTGAAGCTTCGCAATTCACGATTGATTCACTAGTAGCAAAATTGTTGGTAGCTGATAATGCTGAAATTAAGGACACCCTCACTGCTGGTAACATTAAAGTCGCTGGTGATATTAGCATTAAATCTGGTTCGATTGATATTTACTCGGATGAAGGAACCGAATTCCGTGTTGATCGTGAAGGTAACGTAACTGCTAACTCTATGGCTATTACCGGTGGAACACTAAATATCGGTGATGGCATGTTTGAAGTTACCAATGATGGTATCATGTCAGCAAGAGCCGCTCAGATAGAAGGAACCATCGTAGCTAATGATGGACAGATTGGCGGATTCACAATCTCAAGTGATCCGTATAAACAAATACATTATAATAATCTCAACGATTCTAATTCTGTAATAGTATCTCCTGGTATTAAAGGAGAACTTGGATCGGTTAATGATACTATTAATGATACTTGGGCATTTGCTGCTGGAAAGAAATTTGGTGTAACAATTAACGGCAAACTATATGCTAAAGATGTTGAATTATCAGGGAAGATAACCGCTAATGGTGGTAAACTAGCTAATTTTGTGATAAATGAAAATAGCATATCGACTATTATAGATGGAACTAACGACCCGTACACCTGGCATTCTGAAGGAGTACAGGGAATTTATTTAGGTTCCAATGGGCTTAAATTAGGTGACGGGTTCAAAGTTGGAGTTGATGGAACAGTAGCCATAAATAAAGGTTCGATAACCATAAAAGATGGCGATAATGTTAATTTTGAAGTTACCGAAACTGGTTCTGTAACTATCAATAATGGTGAAATAACATTAATTGGAGAAGGTAGTTCGTTAAATCCAGATTTTCATGTTACTTCTTCTGGTGAACTTACTGCTAACAATGCGCATATAAATGGCGATGTAACAATAAACCATGGATCTATAACATTAGGTGAATACACCGGATATTTTGAGACTCCAGTAACATCGGACACTTATAAAAAAGCAGAATACTTTACTAAGAATGAGGCTAACGAATATAAATTGGCTATGGAACCATTCGACAAAACTGCTGTGTATTATTCTAATTCTGCAAAGTTTGTTGTTGATCCATTAGGAATCGTTAAAGCTACATCGTTATATTTGTCTGGTGGTGAAATACGCTTTGGCAATGGCACATTTGCTGTTGATAACGAGGGTCGAGTAACTGCTAGCAATATAAAAATAATCGGTTCTACCTATAATGATAACACTTGCAGTATAACCATAAGCGACAATTTAGGTAAGAATATATTTAGTGTCGATAAAAATGGTAAACTTACTGCTTCTGATGTTGAAATAACTGGAACTGGAGCCAACTCAAGTTTCAAACTGCAAGATGGAAAGCTGACAGCTACCGGTGTAAGTATAGAAAATGGAACTATAACTATAACCAGTGGTGGAATATATTTAGGAACTAAAGACTCAGAAACAAACAAACACCCATTCCAAGTTGATAGTTCTGGAGATTTATATTCTATATCAGGAACTATTGGCGGTTTTGAAATAGATGGGAATTCATTGCATTCCGGTGATATATCGCAAGATAACTCTGTCATGGTGAGCACTGGTTCAACTATTTCATACAATATAGGTAACTCTGGTAGTATAAATGGTTGGGCGTTCACAGCTGGTTCTAAATTCGGTGTTACTAAGGATGGTAACCTTTATGCTAGTGATGCTACTATAGCAGGTTCACTTTCAATGTCTGGTAATTTTGTATATCATATAGTTGTATCTTATCCTGGCGGTTATACCGGAAGCGTTGAAAATGGCTGGGACGGTGAAGAAACTATAGATAGTATAATCTCAAATTTAGGAACTACTTCCACTATAAAATACACACAAACTACTCAGTTGAATGGATTAAAATACTACACTCGCCCGTGGGGGATCGTAACTGATGACCAATATTTTAATTATGACATAAGTGTATCTGGTAAGACAATAAACATAAATAAAGTTCCAGTTCCGATGGTATTTGGAGCAGTGTCAGAACCTGATACAGCCGAATGGGCGAATACAGGATTAACCTTATTTTCTAATCAACAATTGAGTTTGAGAATAGGTGGAGATCCTATTATATCTTACTATATTGATAAATGGATTAATGGAACAAGTTCTGATCCGTATCACACATTAGCATTTGGTAACACTAAGATAAAAGATTTCACGATATATTCTGGAAATAACATAAATTTCAGACCTTTTGGTTTCGATACTTCACCATTAAGTGTCACAAACTTCGCCACACTTACAAAATATTATACACCGTATGCAAATACAGTAGATGACAATGCTATAATTAGTATTCGTTGCGGTTATACCGATAAAGTTGGCAAAGACCAATGGCATGAAGTGTTCAGGTGTGGTCCCAATGAGAAAATAATATCGGCGACTGCCAGTATAAAGAACGTTAAATCTACTGCGGAAATGCCAGGAGCAAGCGCAGCGCAAGTATATTTCGCAGATAGTAAAGGAAATACGCTATATGTTGGTAATGACGCATCTTGGGACGCTTCAATATCTTGGATAGCTATTATAATGGACACTTCGCATGTATCATAAAAGGAGCTATAAATGAAAGTTTTTATTGATGACAATGGATTTTTGAGAAGTCCATACATAATTGATGCAAACACGGAAATAGAAGTAAATGATGAAACTTATTCCGAGTTATGCTCATTTCCATATAATCACAATTGGCAATATTCTAATGGAAAATGGAATCTTGTCTGTTTAGACAATGAAATTGAAATTCGTCGTAGACGGCAGAAAGAATGCTTTAACATAATCGATAATAGAAGTCAATTGTGGTACAATCATATTACTGAAGAGCAAAAAGCTGAGCTTAATTCATGGTATGAAGCATGGCTTGATGCACCTAAAACAAAAATTATTCCAGCAAAGCCAAAGTGGCTATGAATTAAATAATAAAGGAGGAAAAATAAATGAAAATTACTGATATTTTAGCAGCTAGTGATTATCTTAAAAAACTAGTTAATGTTCGATTTTCGTCGTTCAAAGTTACACGTTCGATCGCAAACCTTGTAAAACAATGTGATGAAGAAATTAAACTTTATATGACCGAAATGCAAAAACTTATTAATATTTATGCCGAGAAGGGCGAAGACGGTAATCCTGTTGTTCTTGAAAATGGAAACATTAAATTAATTGATCAAGAAGCAAAAGATAATTTCGATAAAGAGTACAAAGATCTATCTGAAACGGATGTCTCGGACAACGTTCATAAGGTCAATCTCTCTGAATCAGATTTCCGCGATCCTGCCGATTTGCCTACTCCAGCCGAAATGATGGCTCTTGAAGGTGTCATCAATTGGGTTGATTAAGCCTTTTAACATTTCACTTTTACAGTAAGTGCATCCGCCACCTGGCGCTATATAAATTAGGTGGCTTTTCTAGTTCTATCGTCGACTAGAATTCAAAATGGAAAGGCGATTTAAATGGAGGCTAAATAATGGCTGTAAAACTATATACACCGGATGCTAATGTCATCGTTCATGAAACTAAAGTTGATTTTAGGCAACGTGTCGTACAGCGACAAATTAATCTTGTGCAGTACGACAAAAGTATGCCAGTCATAGCAGTTCAATTATGTTCCAATGGAAATGAATACGTACTTCCAGAAAATGCTAGCGCTTATATTCGTTTTGGCAAACGCGACCACACTTATGTTTATAACGAATGTCTAGGATGCGACCAAACTCGAACCATAGTGTATTTTGCTATAACAGATCAAATGACAATCTTCTACGGTGAACACACGCCTATTGTCGAGTTGAGGATAGGAGACACCGTTGCTGGATCCGGCAGCATCCCAATCTGGATCGATCGTAACCCAATTCAAAATGGAGATACCGAAAGCAAATCCGATCTAAGCGTCTTCGAGAAAGCTATCGAAGCGGCGCAGAAGATTAACGTTAAATTGCCGACCGATTTGAAGGCGACCGCAACGAACCTTTCTTTGCTCGCGGGGGCTACCAAAGGCGGAAGCGGTATCAATTTGAGCGGATTCGAGTACGATGAGGCCACGAATACGTTGAAAGCCAGCGGAGGAGGCGGAGCTAGCGTTTCCCCGTGCTTGAATTTGTTGGACCTAGAAACGCAAGGAATTAGGACTTCCATAACGGAAGAAGAGAAAAACAACCTCGAAAAAGGTCTATACAATTCTGTTCTTTATTTTGATGAATCAGCGGAACCTTTGGGGTTTATTTCTACGTTTTTTCCAGAGCCTCTGGCTGAGACAGAGTTTTCAATTTTTAATCTTACAGCCGATGAAGCGACTCAGAAAATTACCATAACTGGTTCATCGGTATATCATATTGAGGTATTTGACAAGAATGAGGATGGAACTTATCCTATCAGCATCCAAAAGATTGAAGAATTAGAATCCTCTTTCGGCGGAGGCGGTGGAGGAGCTATCCAAGAAATTGAAGCGATTAAAAGCACAGGGGGTCGCTCCGGAGATAATCAATATACACTTTCCTCGACACCAACTTCGTCGATGTTTATAATGAAAGTTAAAAATTACGATGGCGTTTATAGCAGATTTATCATGATTTTGCAGTCTTTAAATAAATCTAACCAAGCATACTTCGGATTCAAAGTTGATAGCTTATCTCCGGATAGTAATACTTGCGTATACGCCTATAGTACAGGAACCACTGCAATACTTTCCAATCAGTGCTATCTTCCACCAGAAATAAAATCTGGCGATTTAGGAAAAGTCCTAGTTGCTCGTGATTATGGTTATAATTTGGAAGACTTACCAAGTTCATTACCAAATATGAGTCAATCAGATATTGGAAAATATTTGGTTGTAGATAATAATCAAGAAGCCAGCTGGCAGAATCTTCCTGAAAGCACATCAACAATCATAAGGAGATGGTAATATGGCATTGTACTTAGGAAAAAACAAAGTAACACCAGTAGGTCTGATTGGTAGCATGAAGTTTTTCTTCGATGCTAAGGGGAAGTGCCAAGGGAGCACGGCAATATCTTTCGATGGGTGCTGGCAATATGACGATACCGCGAACGTGACGGATATGAGTTACATGTTCTTTGGTTGTGGAAATTTGAAAACCATTCCATTATTCAACACATCTAAAGTGATGAATATGACCGAGATGTTTAGTTATTGTAGAATGCTTTCTACCGTTCCGCAATTTGACACTTCAAAAGTGACGAATATGAGCAGTATGTTCAGTGAATGCAACAATTTGACAACTATTCCTTTGTTTGATACATCGAATGTAACAAACATGATCAATATGTTCTATAATTGTCATTCTCTTACCACAGTACCATTATTAAATACATCGAATGTAACAGACATGAGCAGTATGTTCGCTGGTGGTAATGATAAACTAACAGATATTCCATTACTCAATACGTCGAAAGTAAGAACTATGGTGAGTATGTTTGATGGTTGCAAGTCTCTTACCACAGTACCATTATTCAATACATCGAATGTAACAAGCATGAACAATATGTTCGGTAATTGTTTGAAACTTACAACTGTACCGTTATTTGATACTTCAAAAGTGACGAATATGCGCAATATGTTCAATCACTGCAATTCTCTAACTACTGTGCCATCATTTGATACTGTCAACGTAAAGGATATGGATTATATGTTTGATTATTGCTCCTCCCTTGAACAAATCCACATGATTAACATCAACGCTAATCTTCGCATTAACTCTTCCACGAAATTCACCCGTGAGTCCCTTCTCGAAATCATCGGCAACCTCAAAGCCCAAACGAGCGGAACGAAAACCCTCACCATGGGCGCGACCAACCTCGCCAAACTCACGGATGAGGACAAGGCTATAGCAACAAACAAAGGATGGACATTGAAATAATCAAGGAGAATTTTAAAATATGCCAACAGACACTAAATTAGATAGTCTTGTAATCAACTATCTGACACAGGAGCAGTACGATGCGATAGCATCTCCAAATGAAAACGAATTGTACTTGACACCTGACAAGGAAACACATCATCATACCATTACGATAAAAGATGGGACGAAAATTATTTTCGCGGCGAACAGGGAACTAGAATCCGCGACGGCCGCTACGAACTTGGAGACGCTAATCTCCACTTTCGCGGGAACGACGACAGCTGGATTCGGAGACTATATTTTGCTAACGGTCGACACGGCGGCGAAGCTAAAAAAGCAGGATGGCACGGAAGTCGATATGTCAACACTTAACGTCACGATAGAAGATATCTTATAAAAGCAAATTAAATTCCTTTTCTAGTCCTGTCGTCGACTAGAATTCAAAATGGAAAGGCGATTTAAATGGAGGCTAAATAATGGCTGTAAAACTATATACACCGGATGCTAATGTCATCGTTCATGAAACTAAAGTTGATTTTAGGCAACGTGTCGTACAGCAACGAGTAAATCTTGTTCAGTACGACAAAAGCATGCCGGTTTTAGCAGTTAAGTTGTATTACAACGGTGTTGACTACGCCATTCCATATTCGGCTAGTGTTTATATCCGTTGGGGCAAACGTGATCATACTTATGTTTATAATGCATGCCTTGGCTGTGACCCAACCCGAACAATCGTATACTTTGCTATCACCGATCAGATGACGGTATTTTATGGGGATAATACCCCAATTATAGAAATGAGAATAGGGAACTCGGTCGCCGGATCTGGAGGAATTCCGATCCGGATCGATCGAAATCCGATTCAGAATAGTTATACAGAAAGTAAATCAGACCTAAGTGTCTTCGAGAAAGCTATTGAAGCGGCACAGAAAGTTTTAGATTTAGGTGTAGTCACCGGCCCTAAAGGTGACAAAGGCGATAAAGGCGACCCTGGTACTGGAATTTCTAGTGCCGTTGTGTCAAATGAAGACTTTACATTGACCCTTAACTTTACCAACGGGAAATCTTATACATCCGACTCCATTAGGGGTCCACAAGGTGAACAAGGTCCCCAAGGTAAAGTAGGGCCTAAAGGTGATATAGGACCGCAGGGTGTTCCAGGACCCCAAGGACCGCAGGGTGTTCCAGGACCCCAAGGACCGCAAGGCCCAAAAGGAGACAAAGGTGACAAAGGTGATTCCAGCGCATTAGACTATGCCACCTATGACGACATAAGCGGTTTATTTAATAAATAATAGGAGGAAAATAGTATGGCGAATGAAAAAAACATAACCCTTGAAAAAAACATAACCCTAGATAATTTAAGGACATTTAAGACAAAGGCAGATGCCACATACGCTAAAAAGACTGATATTACAACATCATGTATTTATGTTGGTAAGGCTAGTGAAAAGAGCAATTCTGCTACCACTAACGGAAATACTTATTTAAAATTATTTGACAATGATACCAAACGTTCACAACATCTTATCAATGGAGGCGGCGCTACAACAGTCACTTCTAATTCTAGCGGAACTATTGAAATCGCCACATCAATTAAAACTTTAGACACCACAAGCGGTTCTGGGCTTGGTAACGGAAGAAGTGAAAATATTGCAGGTAGCGGAACGATTTATCTTCACAAGGTGGCTAAAACTGGTTCATATAATGATTTGGTCAATAAACCGACAATTCCAACAAAACTAACCGACTTATCCGAGAGAACCTTTAGCAATATATCGTCAAGAGGGGAAGAATACATTGAATGGGGAGGTCCTGCTAAATCTGGTGAGGTTAGCCCAATTGGTGTGGCCATGTCTTTAGAACACAGCGCTAATAGACTTGCTTTGATCAACGATGATGCTTTGACTTTTGAATATTCTTCTGATGGAGGAACGACATGGACTGCTTATTCATATGAAGGAAAAGAAAAAACTAAATTTTGTACATCATACTTAGGTTTACCAATAGGGCGACCAAATGAAAGCACAAATCTTATCGCAAATAAATCTAAAACCAGAATAACAATCACTGCTCAGACTGGCACAGCTGGCTATGTTTATGTTTCATTGAGAAAACTACTCGTTAACGTTGCTAGCGCTACAACTTTATCTATGTTATTAGAGAGAAGAACTGGAGCAAATTATAAGAGCAATGGAGCTTGGGAAACTATTGGAACATATAACCTGACAGGCTGGAGCGGCTGGAACGATATTCCGCTCAGTTCTCACTTAGGTGGAGACAATACACAGACGAGCAACTATTGGCAGATGAGAATGACAATAACTTGCACAACGGTCTCAACTACCAACCCAAAAACAGGACAAATTCGTGGAATCAGAATATTTGGTGAAAACTGCTGGTTTCCAGCTAGTACGTTGGCTGAAACTGGTCATCTCTACTCTTATAACATGGACGGTCATGCAACCTTCCCAAACAATGTGTACGCGCATGGTTTTTATGCCACTGGCACCATTTCCACCACCAACGGAAGTATTTCAGGCCTTTCTTTCATAGAAGGAGGTAAAAAACTTTCAGAAAAATATTTAGGGATCAGTGCAAAAGCCGCAGACTCCTTAAAGCTTGATGGGCACCCCTCTTCATATTATCTGAATACCAATACTGAACAGTACATCACTGGAAAGAAATATTTTGAGACGGATTTGAATTTCGGCAAATACGTCAGAGCATACAGAGCAGTAGGAGACGCTCCCGCTAATTTGCATTTGATGAATTCTTCGCAAACCACTGCAGGCTTTTTTGACACCGTAATATTCGCTGGAGCTGGAGACTGGCTGTATCTCGGCCATTTGAAACCAACTTTCTCCATCAAAGCTTCTTTCAGAGGTACTGGTGATGAAAATGATACATACAGTTCCAGTCTTGGGTATACTCATGGTACATTAAATACCTTGACTGATTGGGATTATCAGGGAGGCTGGTGCGTTCGTCCTACAAAAGTCTCGGCAACAACTCCAGCGATTATTCAGATAAAATTCACTAATATGCTCTATACGGACGTTTTGCGTTTGATCCTAACTGGACACAACCTAAATAACAGTAGCGGCGATTATAGCGGATTTTTGGACGATTACACCATCGAAGTTTGCACGGATTACTCAAAAGATACATGGACAACCGTGGTGAACAGGACAAATGCAAGCGATAATATTGGAAAAGGACTGATATATGCCTTGCAAACAGGTTCTTATACCACTTGTTATGGTATTAGGCTGAAAATAACTAAATGCCATGTAACTGGAAAAGGATATGCTTATATCAACATTACCTCGATGCAACTTCGCGACTATCGCCCAGGAATAAAATTCCCTGATTGTCTAGGGGCAATATCTCAAGGCGGCGGTGACGTTTGGGGAGAATTATATACTAAGAGCAATCTAGTAACGCACAATGTTCTGCCTTACGCGACGAATCAATCATATATTGGGAATTCTAACTCACAGTATTGGAGTATTTATTCTCATGATTTCTATGAAAACGGCACTAGAATTGCTGATAAATATCTAGATAAAGGATATCTGGAAAGGCTCTCGCCAAAACTATTCAGACATACTATTAAAATTGAAGGTTACAGTGAACGCACAACCGGAACTGCATTAGTATGTATGTTGCAGGTTGATTCGTCCCTTAGTCGTGCTGTAGATTCTTTTGTTGGCCTAGCTACAGTTCTTGGAAGTATAGATAAAGAAACAGGGGAACCTGGTATTCAAACTTCGTGCAAGGTTACTGGTGGCATTGTTGTTGGTGAAGGAAACCCGGATTACATTCTTCCATTAATACGACTTGAAACCGATGGTACAGTAAATCATACCTTCTTTGTCAACTTAATAAATGAATATCCTGACTTAACTGAAGATGTTGATAGTCATTTCGGGCACTTATCTGACTACAGCACTGTAACCTATATTGACTCTGTAACCCCTGTTTCTTAATATTTGGAACATGGTAATAGACTGTAAAAAATAAAAAAGGAGAAAATAAAAAATGGAAACATGGAATTGGATCATTCTGATCGTTGCTTGTATTTTATTAGTTGGAATTCTTATTTGTGGAATCGTGTTCCTTGCTAAAAAGGGATGGATGAAAGAAATAAAGAATATTCTTGAAAAAGCTATTAAAGAAGCAGAAGAAAAGTTCCCAGAATCTGGTTCTGGATGCAAGAAAAAAGAATACGTTATCAACGCTGTAGAGGAATGGTGCAAAAAGAAAAGTTTCTGGATGGGACTTCTGTTCAAGGCTTTTAAAGCTGCTTTATGCGGTTTAATCAACACTATCGTAAGTAATTACAACGTCATCGCAAAATGAGAAACTTTCTTATAAAATGGTCGAAATTCCTATGGAAGCATAAGTGGTTATACTATCTGCTTATGTGTACATGGGGATTCATTTATCTGATGGCATCTCTGATTGTGTCAATAGTTCTGTTGATATTTGGGCATAAACCAAAAAAAACCCCTATCGGGTGGAAGTTTGAGATTAATAACTCATGGGGAGGTTTCGAATTAGGAATCGCCTTTGTTAGAGACAGGACTTCGTATGCTGCATTAGATTGGCATGAAATGGGACACTCGTTCCAGATGTGCTTATTTGGACCTTTCTTTATATTCATTATTGGATTGCCATCTGCTATACGATATTGGTATCGTTATTTACGATATGAACGAAAAGGAAAGAATCCTCCTACTAAATATGATGATATTTGGTTTGAAGGATCTGCAACTGAAATTGGACGAGAGTTATTCGGAAAATAAGCTGTCTCACAATTTGAAATAGTAAGGGGGAAAAACAATCCCTCTTACTTTTTCTATTGAATCGTGATGTGTACAAGTCCTTTTTATTTTTGATCGCACGATAAACACCTTATATAATGAGGAGGACATTAATATGGATGTCAAAAATAAAGTCGACGAAGATGTTGACGAAAATGTCGTTAATCAGAGAAATAATTCTCAAAAACTATAAGAGTCATTTAACAATGGCTCTTTAGTTTTATATTTTTAAAAGGATGAATAAAAATGACAAAAATGCGACGAGATTTTATAGTACTATATGCCATCAATTTAACATGGCAATACAGTACATGGGACGAAATAGAAAAAGAGTTACTTCCACATTTTAAAAAAATGGGATTAAAGAAAAAAGAAGAAAAATTACTAAAAAAATATTTTGAAGAATATAGACACAGACGATAATCGCGTAAGAAACAACTTCTTATATGAAGGAGGATTCTATATAATGAATCGTTTAACAGAATATTGCCTTGGAAATGGCATTTGTGTTGAAGCTTATGAACACGATGATTCTATCATTGAAGTTCCTGGTTTCGGATGGGTTTCGTACGCAAGCTATAATGAAAGTGGTGATTATTATTATAGTGGTATTGTGTATCTTACTCACGAGGAAGCTTTGAATGTACAACAATAAGGATCGTCGTCGTAAGAAGAAACGAATTCGCTATGAGCGAGGCGATTACGATGATTATTATGACGATTACACTAAAAAGAATCGAAAAATGAAAAAGTTTAAGGATTGGTAAAAACTAATCCTTTTACTTTTTATTTTAAAGGAGGATATTATGCCAGCAGATTTTGAAAATACTTTTTCGAAAAGTTGGACGATAAGTATGCTACCGTCCGACTATGAAGATTTGGAGGATTTGTCTAAATCTTTAGGAATTTCAAAAACGGAATTCTGTAGACGAGCTATTATAAAATACATGCATAAATATAGAAAGAAGAAAATAAAATGAAATATAAAAACTTTGGTATTATTGCGATAGCTAGTTTATTATCTTGCGCCATTGGTTATTTTATCGGTAAGAAAAAGACCGAACGTAAAGGACAAACAAGACCTAATGCAGGAACTATTTATATTTCGTACCAAGAAGGTCAGCCGGAATTACTTTTAGAGTTAAATGCTGAACCAAATGAATTAGCTCATGTTGCAAGAGCAGAATTCGAAATTCGTACTCTCTACTCAGCGTGATAATCATACACTATAATGGATTAGTGAAGGAGGTAAAAATATATGAACACTAAAACCGTCAATGATGTCGAGAAGGCAATAGAGGCCCAAGCTACTATTGCAGCCACTTCGACCGATGTCAAAGAAGTCGCCGCCGGTCTGAAATTAGTTCAGATGGGTACCAAAGCAATCAGTGATGATGATAAAACAACTCACGAAATTGCTCTGGCAAACAAAAGGTTCGAACTTGAGAAGAAAAAACAGGAAAGTTCTCATGAACTTGAAGTCAAAAAGTACGAACTCGATAAAAAGTCGAAAGAAGATCAGCTTGCTCTTGATGAAAGAAAACTTGAATCATCTAATGATATTGAGACTAAAAAGTACGAACTTGATAAAAAGTCGAAAGAAGATCAGCTTGCTCTTGATGAAAGGAAACTTGAATTACAAGAGAAGAAAGATGCGTCTGCCCTTAGATTGGACAGAAATCGCTTTCATCTCGAAGAAAAGAAGTTAGAAGAAGAACTTCAACTTCAAAAAGAAAGCAATAATATTCAACGACTTAGGATGATAAATGAAGAAAAGAAGTTAGAAGAAGAACTTCAACTTCAAAAAGAAAGTAATGATATTCAACGACTAAAGTTAGAAATCGAGAAAAATAGTGCTGATACAGACTCACGGTTAAGAGAGATGGAGCTGTCAATTCATCAAAAAGAACTTGGCATGAATGCCGAGCGCATGAAGTACGAGCATAAAGATCGTATCTTCACTGGATGCTTACAGGTTGGAAGTCTGCTACTTTCAGCGGTGACGATTGCTATGATTACGGTTACGAATTTGGCCAACATGAATTTCGAAAGGAAAGAAATGGGCCGTACGCCAACTGGTATCAAAGATTCGATTAAATCAGCGTTTGATGTATTAAAGACATTAAAACATTGATCCAAAACATAAGAGGAGTTAATACTATTTGACAATTCCTCTTAAGTTTTCTAATACCGCACAATAAACACCTTATATAATGAGGAGGAAAAATATTTATGAAGATGAAAAAATTATTTGGTATGCCTGTCTTTTGGACGGCTGTTCTCGGAGTCGCTACGCTTGGTGTAACGATCTTATTCCAGTACTTGAATTATAAATCAAGTAAACAGAACGAAGATCGTCGTACTAAAGCATACGAAAAAGCCTTGAACGATCCGAACAGGATTGTGGCAAACTACTTTAATGTAAATCCTAATAATATTCAATCTAATTAAAATCTTAAAGGAATCTAAAACAGATTCCTTTATCTTTTGCACAATTTAGATAATGGAGGATGTCAAAAATGCATAAATCTGTGTATATTAATCTAGGTGCTGTTATGGCAGTTTCTGCTGCAATTTTCTTTGGCGGAGTTGTTCTTACAAATGATGTTGTAAACATTGCAAAAATCAAGTTGAGAGAACACAAAGCAAAGAAAAATGGTGATAAGAACTATAAAAGCACATCTTATCATGGAAAATTGCTACATTATAGCCCATATTGATTATAAGAAAAATTATTCTTTAGGAGGAGTATTTCAATGTGATTAATTTAGATGATTTAAACGATTCTGATGTGAATGCCGATTGCATGAAAAATCAAGAAGATTTAATCAAGATAATTGACACTTATTCAGAATTATACCCAGATCCAGATAATACCTGGAGCCCAGCACATTTTCTGAAACGTATCTGCGAACAATGGGCGATTGAAAAAGTAATTTTTAGATGTTCACAAAGTTGCCCATTTGAGTACCCTGAAACTGTTATAAGTGAAATGATAACAGATTATCAACTTAAACGTGATGAAGTTAAAGATAGTGATTCAGAAAATAAAAAATTTATGTTAGCAGTGTATAATTATGGATTAGAAGCACTGGAAACATTAAGGAGGAAGATATTTTATGAACATTAAGACAAAACAAGCTCTATCTGTAGTTCTTGCTCTTGTAAGTTCAGCCGGAACTATAGCTACTGCAATATTGGCAGTTAAAGGAAAAGACAAAGAAGATGAACTTAAGAAAAAAATGTTAGATACTAACATAAAGCCAAGTAAAACAGATATTTTAAAACTAATGTCAAAAGCATATTGGCCAGCTATTGCTGCCGGAACTGCAACCATTTCGTCAACGTTGGCTTCACATATTCTCAGCAAAAAAGTTGAAGTTAGTCTAATTACAGGCTCAACACTTCTAGCTCAGGGTTGGCAGAAATATAAGTATAAAATCAAAGATTATATTGGTGAAGACGAGTTTAATAAACTTACAAAAGGTCTTTCTGAGAAAGATTACGACAAACTCACTGATAAAGATAAAAATGAGGATAACGGTCGTGTTCTTTACTATATGGACGAGATTGGATACTTTAAAGCGGATCCTGTCAAACTTGCATATGCATATTCTAACATGAATCAACGTATACATACCATCGATCAAAAACATAAGACTGCGTATTTCTGTCTTTTGTATGATATTCTTAAGGATTGCGATGCAGAATTTCTTGACAAAACTCTAGATGATATGCCAAGTGATAACCTAAATTGGGGATGGACAGAGGAGTATCTTCGAGATAAATATGGAGCTGAGTGGATTCACATGCATCAGACGAGAGTAGAAGAAAACGGACGAAAATACACCATTATAAGTTTTGATGAAAAACCTATATTTGATCCCAGCAATGGTGGTTCTTCATATTGGGGTTATGACAATTCAGAAGAACAAAACAATTACAAGGAGGTAGTTATAGAAAATGGGAATGCTAAAAACAATTAAACCACTTATGGTTAAACATGAGCCAGAGATATTGATGAGCATGGGTCTTGTTGGACTTGTCTCGTCAATATTTTTGGCGGCAAATGCTACAGCCAAAGCGACTAAAGTAGTTGAAGAAGAACGATATCGTCTTAATAAAGAAAAACTCACTAAGACAGAAATCATTAAAGCTGTATGGAAACTTTATATTCCTACAGCAGTGCTCACCGTTGTATCTGTTCCTTGTGTTATTGCAGGCAACAGGGTTTCAAGCAAACGAAACGCAGCACTAGCGGCTGCATACACATTGTCAGAAACTGCGCTCGAAGAATATCAAAATAAAACAAAAGAAATAGTAGGTGAGAAAAAAGAAAAAGAGATTCGTGATTCAGTTTCACAAGATAAAGTGAACAAAGATTATAAACCGTCATCTGTTCTGTTAACAAATGGTGGCGATAGTCTCTTCAAGGACGAGCTATCCGGAAGATATTTCAAATCTTCTTGGAATTCTATTCAGAAAGCAGCCAATGAACTGAATCAAAAAGCCATCGCTGGAGCTGACGTGACAACGGTTAACGAGTGGTTTGAGGCATTGGGTCTTGAACCGCTTGACGGAATGGACCATCTTGGTTGGAGAGTGTACGATGGACGAGGTTTAATTCAGATTGAATTAGGCAGTTGTCTTACACCGGATAATATTCCATGCGGATGCATTCAGTATAGCAATCAACCAAGAGATCTTAATATGTATTAATCGCGCGTAAAAAACATGCGCCATAATGGAGAAATCCAACACATTTTATAGGAGGAAACAAAATGGAAAACAAAAATGTGCAAACTCCCGAAGCAGAAAGGGTGGTTGAAGCGAAACCGAAGAAGAAAGCTGGTTTCCGTAGCTTCTTGAAAGCTCATCGTCATGGTATCATTGGTGGACTCATTGGAGTCGCCATTGGTACTGCAATTGGTGTTGCTGGACACAAAGTCTACGTGAAGAAAACTGACGTCAAAGCGGTTACTGAACTTCCTGCCATTCCCGAAGCTGCTTCGGATACTAGCACTGATAACGTTACTCTTTAATAAGAGGATTATCCAAAAAGAGAGTCTGCTAAAAACAGGCTCTCTTCAATTTTATTTTTGGAGGTAAACAAATGGATGATAATTTTAAAGGTAACTCATTTGCTCAGAAAAAAAGAGAAAATGAATTACCGGAGAAAAAAACGATAACCCCCGTAACGACTAATGTTACAGTTAAAGAAGGACATGAAGGAATATTAAAGAAAAAGATATTTTCAGAAGATGCTTCAAGCGTTGGAAAATGTGCAATGGATGAAGTCTTAATTCCTAAAACTAAGAATCTTATTGTAGAGTTGATTAAGTATTGCGTCGATTTCATATTCTACGGAAAAAATGGCATTTCGAATCCGAATGGAAGAGGATACGGAACAGTTGTTTCATATAATGATTATTATCATAGAACAAATTCAACGACATATGGTCAGCAGCCAGTACCTCAAGTTTCATATAATAGGCCTGCGATGCTTCGTTTAAACGATATTATATTCAATGATCGTGGAGAAGCAGAGCTTACCTTAACCCAAATGAGAGGAACTTTGGCAAAATATGGTAGTGTCAGTGTTGGAGATTTCTATGATTTTGTAGGACAAAAATCTGCATATACTGATTATAAATACGGTTGGCGTGATTTGTCAACTGCTAGTGTTGTTCGCTGTAATGGTGGCGGATATGCTATTGATTTTCCTAAAATTGTACCATTAGAAAATTAAGGAGAAAAATATGTATAAATTATATGAACGTAAACCAGAAATTTACAGAGCAGTCCAATGGACTGGTGAAAACAAACAAGATATTATCGATCTGATCGGGGATAGGGCTGTCTTCAATGAAGTTCATGATGTCGACACGTTGCCTTCTAGTCTCTTGGTTACTATTTCTACTGTCTTAACTGTTAGTGTAAAACGAAAAAATAAGGACGGATCTGAAAAAGAAATCTTTCATCGAGTAGTTAAAGTTGGTGATTATATTTCTGTTAATGCTTACGATAAAATTCGTGTCTATACTAAATCCGCTTTTGAACGTATCTATAAGGTAGCTCAAATCTCCACAGAAGCTCCTGAAGAATCTGAACAAAATTCTCTAAAAGAAGGAGATTAAATGGAAAAAGAAAAATACCAAACGATTTACAAAGATTTAAATAGGGTATGGGATTATATAGACGATTTGCAAACATTACTAGATTGGTTGAAAGACAATGATGTATTGACCGACGAGCAGCATTGCTTCGTTAAATTCCACAATGATTGTTACACCTGGCAGTGCAGTGACAAATCAATTCAACTTAGTCAAGGTGAAGCTTTTGCGTTGCAGCGCCTAGGATTCATTTTTGAAGAAGCAATAAGTAACAGTAAGGTTAAAACTGACAATGATGAACCTGGACTCACGGAAGTTGAGGAGGAGATTAATAATGAAAATGCTTGATTCTATTAAAATTAATTTTGGAAAAGCAAAACTTTGGGGTAAGCAACATAGCCCTGAATTGTTGCTAGGAGGAGCAATTGCTTGTGCTGTTGGTGCAGTGGCAATGACAGTTGTTTCTACATTGAAAGTCAAAGATAAAATTGCACCACAAAAAAAGAAAATTGTAAAGTTAAAAGAAGAGCTCAATGACGACAATCTCATCAGAAATGGTGAAATTGACGTTCAAGAGCATAAGCATGAACTTACCAAAGTTTATGCCAAAACCGGATGGGAGCTTACTAAGTTATATACTCCTTCTATAGTTCTTCTTGGAACTTCTATTGCATGTATGTGCGGTAGTCATAAGATTATGCGTGGCAGAAATATGGCTCTTGCTGCTGCGTATGCTTCTTTGAGTGAAGTCTATAACAATTATAGAAGTCGTGTCAGCGATCAACTCGGCAAAGAAGTTGAAGACAAAATTTATAACGGAACTCACAAGAAGAAAGTTATTGAAAAAGATGAGAATGGCAAAGAAGTCGAAAAGGAAATCGATGTGAACGAAAATAGCGGATCTCAATGGTCTGTCCTTTATGATGAACATATTCCTAATTTCGAAACGCGCAATCCTCAGCTAAATCTAGAATTCCTTAGCATGACGCAGCGTCTGTGCAATCAGAAGCTAATTGCTAATGGTTATTTATTCTTGTATGATGTTTATGAAGCACTTGGAGTTACTGACTGGATCAATGAGGAACAGTTAAGGGGCTCTAGGATTGTTGGTTGGGTTTATGATCCTGATGACAAATCGCGGGATAATTTCGTTGACTTTGGAATTATGGACCATAATGGAAATTATAGCATTGAAGCTATGCAATCCATGAGATATCATACTGGTCTTTGGCTGAATTTCAATGTCGATGGTGATATTCTAACTAGCAAAGCTACTAAAAACTTTACAAAAACGTATAAGCGGAGGTATTAATATATGAATAAATCTGTTATATTCTTTCTTGGTATTGGAGCTGGCGGCATCATTGGTGGTGTCGTCGGTTTCTTTTTAGCTAAGAAGAAATACGAGCATCTTGCTGACGAAGAAGTTAAATCTGTGAAAGACACTTTTAGCAAATACTTCGAGCATGATAAAGTTAAAGAAGACAAACCTAACCATATGCCTGATCCAGAAACTAGCAGTGTTGTTCAGGAAGAACCTAAAGATACACCGATTGTTGACTACTCAGCACGATATCAGTCTACGATCAACGGATATTCTTCCTACGTTCCAAATGAACGTAATAAGCTGCCGGAAACGTCAGTGGTCAGTGGTGATCCAGCCAATATCTTCATTATAACTCCTAAAGAGTTCAACGAATCTGAATATGATGCTGTAACATTATTCTACTACAAAGATGGTGTGTTAGCAAATGATAATTATGAAACACTCAATGCTGTTGAAATTACAAGCATGATTGGAGACCAAGCATTGGACTCTTTCGGAACGTATGGTACGGATACGGTGTACGTCCAGAACGACAATAACAAAACTGTATACGAAATTATCCTCGAGGATGATAACTATACAGATGTTGTTCCGGGTGATGCACCAAGAGATGAATAATCTTGTTACTAGAACGTAACGAATATATTGATGAATATTATGGCTGGATTAAACACTTAGCAATAGCAGATGACTCAATGCGAAAAAAGTATTCGACATTGCTAAATGCTTTGAATTCAGAAACATTCACTTATATAATGTCGCAAGACGAAAATAGGTACATTGATGGCCTAGATATGCGTTACCGTTTCGGGTATGAGCATGGTTATAGTTCCGATTTTATAAGAAATTATATCGATCTTATGCCATGCTCTATCCTTGAAATGATGGTAGCATTAGCTTTTCGTATAGAAGAGCACATCATGACTGATAGTTCATATGGCGATAGAACAAGTGAATGGTTCTTAAATATGCTGGATAGTCTCGGGCTTACTTTCATGGATAATGAACTTTTTGACAGTGAATATTTTGAACAACGTATTCATATATTCCTTAATCGTCAATATTCATTTAATGGGTCCGGTGGATTATTTACAGTTAGCAATCCGAGACAGGATATGAGAGAGGTTGAAATTTGGTACCAATGTATGTGGTATCTTGAAAGTATCTCTGATATCCGATTAATAGGAGGAAAATAATAAAATATGAAATGTGTTGTTAATGCAAACAATTTAAAAATCGTGGTGCCCAATTATGTTAGACTTTCTTATAATCACGCATCGAATTAAAAAAGGTGAGGTAGAAGTATATCCGAAATTTATTGTAAAGGCATCTAACGATTTGATGATACGAGGCGGCGATTTCTATGCTGTTTGGTTAGAAGATAAAAATGTTTGGTCTAGAGACGAGCAAGATTTGATTGCAGAAGTCGACAGATATTTAGATGAGTATGCAGAAAAAAACAAAGACAAGTTTGCTGAATACAGAGTAAAGGTCCTTCATATGTGGGATTCTGAATCTGGCGTAATTGACTTATGGCATAAGTATTGCCAGAAACAACTACGGGATAACTATCACGAACTTGATTCCAAATTGATATTCCGAAATGAAAAAACAGACAAGAACGATTACTCGAGCAAATGTCTGGATTATTCATTAGAAATGGGGGATATTTCTGCATATGATGAGCTGATGTCAGTTCTTTACGCCCCAGAAGAGAGGCATAAAATTGAATGGGCAATTGGCTCAATAATTACTGGAGACTCAAAGATAATTCAAAAATTCTTAGTTCTTTATGGACCTCCCGGCAGCGGTAAGTCGACGGTTCTAAATATTATACAGTGGCTGTTTGATGGATATTATTCGGTGTTCGATGCAGCTACTTTGGGATCTGCATCAGCAACATTCGCGTTGGAGCAGTTCAAAACTAACCCATTGGTTGGTATAAGTCACGATGGTGATTTGTCACGAATTGAGAAGAACTCGACCATTAATAGTTTGGTATCTCATGAAACTATGACTGTGAATGAAAAACATAAGTCATTATATTTCATGAAGTTCAATACTTTTCTATTCATGGGAACGAATAAGCCAGTAAAGATTACAGATGCAAAGTCTGGTATCATACGAAGGCTTATAGATGTTCGTCCAACAGGAAACAAGATAACTCCACTTACAAAATATAATGAATTAATGAATGCCATCAAATTTGAGCTTGGTGGTATTGCATGGCATTGTCAAGAAGTATATTTGGAAGATCCTTATGCTTATGATGACTACAAACCTATCTTAATGATGGGTGAGTCAAACGATTTCTTCAACTTTATCGAAGATAGCTATCAGTTACTTCGTAAGCAGAATGGGATTGCTTTGAAGCAAGCATGGGAATTGTACAAATTGTATTGTGATGACGCCAAAGTTCCTTATCCAATGTCTATGCGTGTTTTCAAATCGGAACTGAAGAATTATTTTCAGAATTACGACGAGAGAATTCGTATTGGAGATGAATGGGTTCGTTCATATTATTCAGGATTTAAAACTGATGTTATGGATGAAAACAAGCCTAGGAATGCCGAGGCAGAATCAGAAACAGTATCTGCTAGAACAATAAATTTCGAAGAACAGGACTCATATCTTGACAAATATTGTGCAGAGTGTCCAGCGCAATATGCCAACAGTTCTGAAACCCCATATAAAAAATGGGACAACGTGGACACTAAATTAAAAGACTTAGACACTCATAAACTTCACTATGTAAAAGTTCCATCAAATCTTATTGTCATTGATTTTGACATTAAAGATGAAAATGGAAAAAAGTCTTTCGAGAAAAACTTAGAAGCTGCTTCGAAGTGGCCGAAGACATATGCTGAGCTCAGTAAAAGTGGGCAAGGCATTCATCTCCATTATATTTATACAGGAGACGATGTTGAGAGTCTTAATCGAATCTATAGTGAAGATATTGAAGTGAAAGTGTACACTGGTAATAGTAGCTTAAGGCGAAAATTAACCAAGTGTAATAATGAGCCTATTAATCCGATTAACTCGGGTTTGCCGAAAAAGGAGAAAAAGATGATAAATTTCAAATCAATTGCTAACGAAAAAGCATTGAGAACTATCATAATAAAAAATCTCAGAAAAGAGTATCACGGTGCAACGAAGCCTAGTGTTGACTTTATATATGATGCACTTGAAGATGCTTATAATAGCGGGATGTCTTATGATGTAAGTGATATGCACGATGTTATTTTAAGCTTTGCAGCTTCGAGCACTCATCAATCTGAGTATTGTGTTAAGATGGTTTCCAAAATGCATTTTAAATCAGACGACATCAGTAAACCAGAGAATAATGATTCTGCAAAGATTGTATTCTATGATATTGAAGTATTTCCGAACCTTCTTCTAATTAACTGGAAGAAAGAAGGAACATCCAATGTTGTGCGAATGATAAATCCTACTCCAAACGAGATCACCCCTTTACTCAATTATCGTTTGGTTGGGTTTAACTGCAGACGATACGATAATCATATTCTTTATGCTAGAGGCATTCTCGGATATGACAATAAGCAACTTTATGAACTAAGCCAGAATATTATTAATAATGGCAAAGGATTCTTCGGAGAGGCATACAATATTTCATATACAGATATTTATGACTACTCTTCCAAAAAGCAGTCTCTTAAGAAATGGGAAATCGAACTAGGTATTCACCACCAAGAATTAGGGTTGCCTTGGGATCAACCAGTTCCTGAGAGTGAGTGGGATAAAGTTGCAGAGTATTGTGATAATGATGTCATTTCAACGGAAGCTGTCTGGAATGCAACAAAGGGTGATTTTACTGCACGTATGATTCTGGCCGACTTAGCAGGAATGTCAGTGAATGACACAACCAACTCGCTAACTACAAGAATCATATTTGGCAAAGAAAAGCATCCTAAACTGAATTACGTAGACTTATCTAAAGAGTTTCCTGGTTACCAATTCGTCAAAACTTGGAACGAAGAGACACAGAAATATGATCGATTCAACATGTATCGTGGAGTAGATCTTGGGTTTGGAGGTTATGTTTATGCCGAACCTGGAATGTACGGACATGTGGCGTTGTTGGATGTTGCATCTCTTCATCCGCACTCGATCATTGCTTTGAATCTTTTCGGAGACTACACTAAAAACTTTGAAACTCTGGTAGATATTCGTATTCACATAAAACACGGAGAGTATGATATAGTCAGAGAAGAATTTGGTGGAAAACTCAAGAAGTACCTCAAAGACGAGACAACTGCTAAACAATTATCGCAAGCATTAAAGATCGCAATCAATTCGGTGTATGGCTTAACCAGTGCACGATTTGATAATCCATTCCGCGATCCTCTTAATGAAAACAATATTGTCGCTTTGAGAGGTGCCTTATTTATGAAGACACTTCAAGACGAAGTCGTCAAGAGGGGTTTCAAAGTTATTCACATCAAAACAGACTCTATCAAGATACCGGATGCAACACCAAAAATAATTGATTTCTGCATGGAATTTGCAAAGAAGTACGGTTACACATTTGAGCACGAGGCAACTTATGACAGAATTTGTCTAGTTAATGACGCTGTGTATATTGCCAAGTTCGAAACGCCAGAATCTTGCCAACAATCTTATGGATATATTCCAGGAGATAATGCAAAAGATGATGGAAAATGGACAGCAACCGGAACGCAGTTCCAAATTCCTTATGTATTCAAAACATGCTTCAGTCGAGAACCTATTGAGTTCCGTGATATGTGCGAAACAAAAGAGGTCAAGACTGCAATGTATATTGACATGAACGAGAATCTTCCTGAAGGAGAACATCTCTATAGATTTATCGGTAAAGTTGGGTTATTCTGCCCAATTAAGCCCGGTTGTGGAGGTGGAATTCTATTAAGGAGTCAAACCAAACCGGATGGAAGTACCGGAATGAATGCAGTTGTCGGAACCAAAGATTATAGATGGCTTGAATCTGAAGAAGTGTATTCTAAGCATCTCGAAAAGGATATCGATACATCGTATTATAATTCTTTGGTTGATAGTGCAATACAGACTATCGGACAATATGGCGACTATGAATGGTTCATTAGCGATGATCCATACGTTGGTCCATATTTCATGGGAGATGTCCCACTGTATGACGAGGGCGTTACAAATCCTACTAATCCCAATTATCGTCCTTCGGAAAAAGAATGAGGATTTCTAAAAAATAGGGAGGTGAAAATCCTCCCACTATATATTCTTAAAAGGAGAACAAAAATTATGTCTAATCGTAAATTTCAAGCCTATGAGGCTGTGAACAACCCTGCCACCGGATCGAAATTCATCTTCCGTGATAATGGCAGAACTCTTGAAGTCGACAATGCCGTTATTCTGTGGCCCAACTTCAGCGCTAAGGTTAACCGTTTTGGTGTTAGCGCTTGCACCTTCAATCTTTGTGTTACGCCGGATGTTTCCGTACAACTTGCCAATGCTGGTTTCCGTGTCCGTTCTGTTCCTGTTGAAGAAGTCGAAGATGAAAATGGAAAACCCGTCAATCTTTTCTTCGTCAATATTAAAGTAAACATGGATAGTGCTTATCCTCCTGTTGTTAACATGTTCACTGAATATGGTGGAAAAAAGAGCCGCACTCAACTTGATAAAGACAGCATTGCCGAACTTGATCGCGCAAAGATCGTTAGCGCCGATTGCATCATCAATTGCTATGCTTCCAAGAACTATCCTGGAAAAGTCACTGGATATCTTCGCAAACTAAACGTCATTACCCAGAAGGAAGTCGAGTTTGGTGGAAAGTACGATGACTGGGAAGATGAAGGCTCTGCCGACGAACTCGAAAATGCGGGGGAGGTTCTGAGCGATCAGGAACTCAACAGCATGCTATTTCGAGAAGGCAATAAGAAATAAAAACTGAAACAACTCTCTATTTTCCGCACGCATAATAAACATATTCTATAATGGAGGCTAACGACCAAACTTTTATTTTAAGGAGGATATTATAAACAAAAAAGTAAAAGATTTCTGGAACAAAAACAAGAACAAGATTCTTGCTGTTGTTGGTGCTGTAACGGTTTTTGCAGCAGGTGTTGCGATTACGGCTTGTATTAAGAAAAAAAGCCAAATGAACAACATGCCGCTCGGAAAAATTGAAGAAATTGCTTCGCAGCAAGATGATCCATGCAGAGAAGTTCTTGAAAGTTTCGGAGCAACTTACAAAGAAGGATACGATGTACCTTTTGGAACAAGAGAAGTTGTCGAAAAGTTTCTAGACGAAAGAGGAAGCACTTACCAACTCGATATTCTAGATGATAACACGAGTGCTGTGTATATATATAAATAATATCGAATTGAGGATGCAAATCCTCTTTTCTTTTTTCTTTACATGTTAAAGAAACTAACAAAAAATAGGAGCAATAATATGGCTGGGGTAAAGCTATACGATTATCAGGTAGATGCTCTGGCCAGAATGAAAAATGGCTGTATACTAAATGGGGGTGTGGGATCTGGCAAATCTCGCACCTCCTTAGCATACTACTATATTCTTAATGGAGGCCGAGTAAATACCAAAGACTATGTTAAGATGATCAATCCTTGCGATCTGTACATCATAACTACTGCCAGAAAACGAGATACTCATGAATGGGAAAGCGAATTACTTAATCTGTATATGACACCAGAGAGATCGATCTACACGAATAAAGTCGTTATCGACAGTTGGAACAACATAAAAAAATACACAGATGTCCGTAATTCTTTCTTTATATTTGATGAGCAACGAGTCGTTGGGTATGGAGTTTGGACAAAATCGTTCCTCCAAATCGCTAAAAATAATCGGTGGGTACTTCTGTCCGCTACACCCGGCGATACGTGGATGGATTACTTACCGGTATTTATAGCAAATGGATTCTACAAGAACAAATCAGATTTCATACGACAGCACGTTATATTCTCTTCCTATACAACATTTCCAAAGGTAGAACGTTACGTTCACGAAGGAATACTAATAAAACATAGGAGAGATATTCTTGTCAATATGGATTTTACTCGTAAAACGACGCAGATTCATCAGCAAGTTGTCGTTGATTATGATGTGGGTTTGTACAATTATATTACAAAGACGCGTTGGAATCCATGGACGGATAAGCCTATACAGAATGCAGGAGAATATTGTTTATGTTTGAGAAGAGTCGTAAACTCCTCAGAAGACAGGCAAAGGGCGGTTCTCGATGCATTGACTGATCACCCATGCGCTATTATATTCTACACATACGACTATGAGTTGGAGATTCTTCGAAAACTTATGTCAGATGCGAACTATGCATATTCTGAGTGGAATGGTCATAAACACGAGCCATTACCGACAGGAGATAGATGGACATATTTGGTAGAGTATACTGCAGGATGTGAAGGATGGAATTGTGTTCAAACGGATACTATCATATTCTATTCCCAAAACTATTCATACAAGGTTATGATACAGGCTAGCGGACGAATCGATCGACTCAATACTCCGTTCACTAACTTATATTACTACCACTTCAAATCTAATTCGTCTATTGACAAAGCAATCACAAATGCACTTAGACGAAAAAAGAAATTTAACGAGAAAGGGTTCGCTCCAGACTTTAAAGCACCAGAGAAAAAAGAACCCGTTTATGTGCAAGGAGAATTAAACTTATGAAAAATTTTTTAGTTACTATTAAGAATCATCCGATTAAAGTCGCTTGTGGCGTGATTGCCCTTGCTGCTTTTGTTGGGTTGTTCATTAAAAAACCAGCGAAAAAAGAATAAATTACGAAATAATTAACCTTTTGATTTAATTAAGGAGGAAATTGGGAATGTTATTTTATAAAAATTCCAGAAAAAAAGTCGAAGACTATGACATGGACTCTGAAAATGAATGTCCTAATGGCCAAATCGAAAAGAACGACTTGATCTATTGCGAGCCTTTTGGAAAGAAACATGTTGACGGTTATTGCTATATTATCGACATTAATGAACATACCGGCGAACTTCGTTGCAAAGATCGTTTAGGTGTTAAAAGAAAACTTAATATCAAAAAAGATAGCATTAAGTTTATTCGTCACGGAGTTTATTATGGACCGCTAACGCAAGACTCTTTTAATCGTCTAAAAAAGTTCGGAAACACAATCATAGCCTACGATACATATTGCTATTATAATTGTGACGTAGATGAGGTTACTAAGGAATTCGAAAAATCTGGCTTTCATGTAAAAGTTAAGGTCTGTGTCTCAGTATATTTAGAAGAATACCCAGAAGAGAAGCGTTGGCTTATGAACGACGCTATTTTATTCGAACCAACGATACTTGTTACTCTTTGCAAATCGCATGATAAACATATCCTATAATGAAGGAGGAAGAAAATATATGAAGATTGATTTCTGGAACAAACCGATTCGTTCGAGCTTCAAGTTCGCGTTTGCTATGGGTGGTTTAGCGATTGCTACCAAAGCATTGATTAATGCTATTGGTGTAGTTGACCAAGCCATCGATAAAATTGACGACGCTTGCAAACCCGAATCGACGATTAACGTTGAAATTGTCAATCCTAATACAGATAACACTTCCAAGTAAAGACCTGGAGTCCTATAACAAGGACTCTATGGTTTTCTAATTTATACTATAGGTTTCCGCTTTATTGGTCGTTCGTCCAATACAAACCAAGGATCCCAATGAATATGTACGTATTTTCTGCTAGCAACATTATCTTATCGGCCTCCTTTCAACTTTTAAGCGGGCGAAATAGAGGTTGCTAAATGCGTTCCTTATTTGCGCTCTAACGAATATGAGAAATAATGGAAGAAAATAAAGGTTATATTAGCGGTGGATTTTTTAAATTGTTTATCATCAAGGAGGATTATATATTATGAATGATGAAAAAACAGTCGTTGAAGATGTCGACTCTGGATTGGTTGAGCAAGGTGTTTGCAGCAAATGCATCTACTTCCATGCTTACACCAAAGAGAACCTCATGGGAAAACCAACTCCCGAAGAATGCCGAAAACAGGCTCACGAACGGGCAGAAAAACGTTGGGAACTTGCTAAGGATATTCAGAAGTCGTTAGCGAACGGAAAGTCGATTGCCGAAATTGCAGAGAAGGAAGGATTAACCCTTAAAGAAGTTTGCAAATTGTCTTCACAAAAAAGAATGACTACGGTTCTCGATTCATCTTATCCTGATGGATATTGCAGAAAAAAACAAACTTATAAATGCTTGAATAATGGCTGCCAATCTTTCAAACAAAAATAATTGCAAAAACGAATGAAAGGAGAGACGCATGATTACACTTAGTCTCATAATTGTATTTCTTTTAATAATTGCCGTTTTAGCAATTACCATTGGAATAATTGTGTTTCCTTTCGTGTTTATATGGTGGCTATTCTTTGATTGAATAGCGCAGCATAAACAAAGGGTATAATGAAGAGGAAATGGTTCGCTACATAGTAGCGTTTTGGAAATAAATGAGTTCGAATCTCATACAATTCCTTTTCATTTTTCAAAATTTTGGTGAAAAACACCTTGCCAATTCCGTGTCAATTTTGTGCCAAAAATTTTATCGTGTCAAAAACTTTTAGTTTTATTTTTTAAAAATTGTGTGAAAAAATAAGAAAAATTGCAAAAATTTGCAAGATTTTTGACAAATGGCACGTTTTTGGCACATTTTTGACAAGGCTAAAAAAACCAAAAAACCCCGATAAAATGGGCACTTTTTGGGGTCAGAGGGGTGTTTTGTGTCAAATGTCAAAAATTTTCTTAATTTAAATTTAAAAAATTAAAAAATATATAAGCAAATATGAAAATATTTTTGACAATTGACAAGCGCGACGAAAACAACGCCCTTAATGGAGAGAATAGACATTTTCTCTTTTATTTTGTTCAATGTTTGAGGCATATAAAATGAAAAAAGAAAATGCGTATCAATCGTGGATCATAGAAAAACTTCATGCAATCTTCCCAGGTTGCTACGTGTTGAAGAATGATCCACACTACATGCAAGGTATTCCTGACCTAAGCATATATTTTCATGATCGTTGGGCTATGCTCGAATGCAAACGAAGTGAACATGAGCACCATCAACCAAACCAAGATTTTTATGTTAATGACTTAAATAGCATGGGATTTGCTAGTTTTATTTACCCAGAGAATGAAGAGGAAGTCCTATCACAATTAGTAAGTTATTTTAGTCATTACTATTCATTAAATTAATTTGTATTGAAATAATAAAGGAGGAAGTTTATGTTTCAATGGAATGATCATCATTTGTTAGAAGGCAAACACGCTTTCTTAGGCGGTAGTAAATACCAATGGCTTAACTGGTCTGACGACGTACTAGAGGAAAGATTTTATTCTCAGTATGCTGTAGAGATGGGAACTGAGTTACATCAGTTAGCGAGTGATTGCATAAAAAGTAAAACTCGTTTAACCAAAGATGATAAGCATCTAATTGATATTACTTTGTATAAAGCAGGAATTCCAGGTTCCGCTTATGATTCAAATCTTATACTCGATAATATGATTCCTTTTGTGAATGATGCAATTGGTTATCGCATGAGTTCTGAAGTTCTTTTATATTATTCGCCCTTTTGTTTCGGGACAACCGATGCAATCAAACCGCCGGATAATAGAGATAAAGTTCTAAGAATAAGTGACTACAAAAGCGGGACTGTTCCTGCTAAAATAGAGCAACTTCTTATTTATGATGCTTTATTCTGCCTCGAATACAAGCAGAATCCAAACGTCATAGAACATGTTTTGCGAATTTACCAAAATTGTCAAATATTAGAGCATCATCCTAGCGGTTCTGATATTGAAAAAATTATGGGTATTATTGTAAACAGAAATAAATTAATTTACAATTATATTGAAAGGAACAACATACCAGATGGAAAACGATGATGAAATTTTAAAAGAAATTGAAAAACCTGACATTTTATCGATTAACATCTCGGATGATGTTGATAACGATATTTTTGAGGATGAATTAGCTCACTATGGAACTCCTCGGCATTCGGGGAGATATCCTTGGGGATCTGGTGATGATCCTTATCAGCATGAAGGAGATTTCTTGAGCAGAGTTTTTGATCTTCGTTCTAAAGGAATGACAGAAACTGAAATTGCTAAAGCTATGGGTATGTCTACTACTCAATATAGAGCTGCTAAATCTTTAGCCAGTTCTGAACGTAGAAAAGCTTTAGTAGCTCAAGCAAAATCTCTTGCAGCAGATGGTCTTGGTCCAGTTGCTATTGGTGAGAAAATGGGGTATAATGAATCTACCATTCGCTCATTTTTGAATTCTGATTCCGAAGCTAGAATGAATCTTGCTCAAAAAACAGCTGAAAATCTTAAGGCTCTTTCTGACAAATATGCAAAAGAAGATGGAACCGGAATGATCGATGTTGGTGTTGGAACTGAAAAGCAACTTGGTATTTCTAAAGAGAAATTAAATACTGCTTTAGAGATATTAAAAATGGAAGGTTATGAAGTTTGGGGTGGAAGAATTCCTCAAGCTACTATGCCAGGACAATATACAACTTTTAAAGTTCTTTGCCAACCAGGCACCACAAATGCTCAAGCATTCGATTATGCAAAACACCACTATGTTGATGAATATACTTCTCGCGATGGTGGAGATACTTTTGAACCATCCTTCAGATATCCTGCATCACTCGATTCTAAGCGTTTAGCTATAAGATATCGTGAAGATGGCGGTATTGACAAAGATGGTGTTGTTGAAATTCGTCGTGGAGTTAAAGATCTGTCTCTTGGAAATTCCAATTATGCTCAGGTTCGTATTCTTGTAGATGGAACTCACTATATTAAAGGAATGGCTGTATATTCTGACAACCTTCCGGATGGTGTTGACTTAGTATTTAATACTAATAAGAAAAAAGGAACCCCTGTTTTAGGATTTTCTGAGGATGGTAAAGCTGATGCTTCTGGCGTTTTAAAACCAATAAAGAAAGACCCTGAGAATCCATTTGGTTCTGCGATCAAGGAAAATGGCGGTCAATCATATTATGATGATCCTAATGGCAAATATACTAATCCTTTGACTGGAGCTAAACAATCTCTATCATTGATAAATAAAAGGTCCGATGAAGGAGATTGGAATGAATGGTCCAACAAACTATCATCTCAATTTCTTTCTAAACAACCTCAACAATTGATAAAAAAGCAAATTAATCTTTCTATTGCTGACAAAGAAGATGAACTAAGCGAAATAATGAATTGCACTAATCCTACAATCAAGAAGTCAATGCTTGAAACATTTGCTGATGATTGTGATTCTGCTTCCATTCATTTAAAAGCAGCTTCTCTTCCAGGGCAAAACTATAAGGTTATATTGCCAGTTTCCAGTTTGAAAGATAATGAAATATATGATCCAGATTATGTAGATGGGACAGAACTTGTTCTTATAAGATATCCTCATGCTGGGACATTTGAAATTCCTCGTCTTATCGTAAATAACCACAACCAAGAAGGCATTAGAATGCTCGGCAACACTCCATCGGATGCAGTAGGTATCAACTCTAACGTTGCTGCTAGATTGTCTGGTGCCGATTTTGATGGCGATACAGTAATGGTTATTCCAACTAAGAGAACTAATGTAAAAACTACTCCTCCTCTTAAAGATCTAGAAGGATTTGACCCGACTTTAAATTATGGTCCTGATGAACCTCCTAGACTTGGTGCAGATGGGAAAGAACATTATTATCGTGGTGGGCATGAATATAGGATAATGAGTAATACCCAAACTGAAATGGGTATAATTTCTAATCTTATTACTGACATGACCCTAAAAGGTGCTAATGAGCAAGAAATTGCCAGAGCAGTTAAACATTCGATGGTTGTTATCGATGCCGAAAAGCATAAACTAGATTATAGACAAAGTTATATTGACAATAATATTGACCAACTTAAAGAAAAGTATCAAAGGCATTACGATCCTATAACTAAAAAAGTAAAAGGAGGTTCTTCTACTCTTATTTCTCAAGCAAAGAGCGAAATTGATGTTGATGAAAGAAAAGAAGGAGCATATTTTGCTAAAGATACCAAAAAAGAGTTGGAAATACTAAACTCTAATGATCCTAATACTGGAAAAAAAATAAAAAGATATATTGATCCTGAATCAGGAAAAATTTACACCAGTAACGATGTTTTCAGGAGAGATGTCGATCCTATTACAGGAAAAAAACTTTATCATTTAACTAAACGAGAATATGCAACTGTCCAATATGTTGACGCTAATGGCAAAAAACAAAAAGCCTCTGCTTATTTACAAAAAGATGGAAAGTACCACTATAAAGATGTAAATGGAAATCTTAAAGAAGTAAGCAAAGATGACAAACTAGAAGTTAAGCGTGCCACGCAGAAGCTTACTAGAATGGAGGCTGTTGATGACGCTCACCAACTATCATCTGGTTTCGTCCAAGAAGAGCTTTATGCAGAGTATGCTAACCGCCTAAAAGACCTAGCAAATACTGCTCGTATAGAATATGAAAAAGTTCAACCAATACCTTATTCTCCATCAGCTAAAGCTGTATATAAAGATGAGGTAACATCTTTGGACTATAAGTTGCGTGAATCTCAACTCAATGCCCCTAAAGAAAGACAAGCTCAGGCCTTAGCGTTCACAGTTATAAAAGCTAAGAAACAAGCTAATCCGGATATGGACAAAGAGCAGGAGAGAAAGATGCGTCAGCAAGAGCTATCTAAAGCCCGTGCTCGTGTTGGAGCCAAGCGCAGGATGATCGATATCACTCCCCGCGAATGGGAAGCCATCCAGGCAGGTGCGATAAGTTCTACAAAACTTGAGCAAATTATCAAATATGTTGATGATGTACAACTTAAGCAACTTGCTACACCAAGAACTTCGAATGTTAATCTTAGCACAGCAAAAGTCAATAGGCTTAAGTCTATGTCTAGTGCTGGTTATACTACAGCCGAGATTGCTGAAACACTTGGTATATCACCATCAACCGTAACTAAGTATCTATCAGGAAAGGAGTAATTTTATGGAAGAAGTCAGAATAACTACAATCGACAATCCGTTTAATCCTTTTACTGAATGGGACGAATGGTTCAACTTCGACTTACAAAAAGGTTATCGAACTTGCGAACAGCTTGCTTCAATAACTTTCTTGTCCGATCAATTGAGTGATTCAGAGAACAATGAAACAGTAGATGCCGCCATAACCCAGCTTATGAAAACTGGCGCCATCGCAAAAGATGGTTCTATTGTTGAGTATAAAAAAGTTTATCGAAAAAACTCAAATGACTCGGAGAAAACTGAAAATTAAGGCATTTTAGGGCACTATACCACTAAAAATATATGATACAGGGGGAGGGGTCCGCAAAAAAGACACCCCCTCCT